TCTGTAGTCTGTCTAAATAATTAACCTGCTTCGTTATATTAAGGAAGCACAATATGAGACAAGACTACAAAGTCCTCTCTATTACTACAATAATTGTATACAAACAGACCCTGCTTGCTTAACGCAAGTATAGGGATAACTCTTTTATTTTAAGGAGTAAAACTCATGAGAAATAAGAAGTATTGGGGGATCGCTACCCTCATTCTATTACTTGGTATTACCGGTGTGTTCTTGTTTATGAAAGAACGCGCTGAATTTCAGAAACTCAAAGAAGAGTTAGCTGAATCGAATAGACTGTTGGAAGAGCAGAATAAGCAGAAAACTAAACAACCGCCACTCGCGAGAAACGGCTTCAAGATGGTGCTGCATGGTGACCATTGGCATGAAGTGCCTATTGACGCACCTGATGTGTGGCAGGAGGGAACGCCTGAGCCTGTTGAGGTGTCTGATGATACCACGCAGTCTAAACCTGTCACACCGGATTTGTCTGTCGCAGGGGAGGTGGATATTACACAACTACCACAACTGCCAGCGGATATTGATCCTGACGATATTCCTCCATTTTATACTTCGGGCAGCAATGGAAAGAAGTTTCACTACAATCGCCCGCTCACCTTTGAAGAACGCGAGATGTATTATACATTGAAAGCTGATACTATGTATAAAAGCTCACCTCCTGCGGGGATCAAAATGTCGGCTATCATCTTGGTGCGTCAGAAAAGAAAAGCAGCAGGGGCGTTAGCCGATATTGTTCCAGGGATTGTAGATGGTTCGTTGACACTTGCGGAAGCAAGGGCATTAATAGCAGAATTTCATGAGATGTCTCGCTAAAAGGGGTTTGAATAATGAAAAATAAATTGTTTGTCAGGTTTTTCGAAACTCTTTTTATTTTCGGATTTATTTTTTTCGTATGTCCGATAATATCCTTTTCTCATGATATTGAGAAAGGCGTAAACGATACGGTGTATTGGGCGAACGATGCTTATGGTAAATTTGATACTGAAAAAGATGACTATATAATCTATTATGCCGATCTAATTGTGTTAGAAGCAGAACGTGCTGCATTAACTGTTTCGTACAATTCTAATAAGTCTACAATGAGAAAAGAGGCGGCCAAGTTAGCAAGTGACGCGATTCCCACGGATTTTGCTATATGGGGAAGCATTAAAGATACAGCTACGAACGCGTCGATAATAGTAATTACTGCTTCCGACGATCTCGATTTGAAGAAAGCATTGATAGGAAAGACGATTGAAATTCAGAAGAAAAAAGTTGATGTTGCTGCACAGTTTAAGTTGGTTGATAGTGCCTATGATCATTATATTGCTCATGTGGATGCGTATAATAAATCTAAATGGAACTCACCGACAACGAAATCAGATGACATGACACCGACAAAGAAAGGTAAAATACTATCGGATGAAATTGGCGTTGATACTAATCTATCGGTGAAGTGTAGTAATTCCAAGTGTAGCACGGTCTACAGTGCTTCTAAGTATGGCCTTGATAACATCGTGACTTTATCTGAAGGTGGATCAGCAGGCGGATATAAAGGGCATTTGGAGACTTGTAGTGAGTCTCCTTGCAATAATAGGACGTATTGGAATTGTCCAAATGATTCAAACCCAGACTGCCCTGAATATGAAACACATAAACTTGTTTTATGTCGTGGAGGCTGCGGTAAAAAAGGTCCGCGTGAATATCTTTGGGGGTCAGGGATCAATGGTCCGCGAGTAAAAAGTGAACCTGGTAGTCCGTTTTATGCTCGACCTTTAGTGACGATCGCATCTCACATAAAGAAATGTCCGGGTCAATGGTATTACGGGTTTACAAAGTCAATGATGCCTTGTAAAGAGTGGTATTATCAATGCAGCTCAAGTAATGTATGCCCAAATAAAAAATGCACGACACGTGGAGGGTATGACAGCACGGCACAAACCCCATCAACACCCTCCACGCCGACCCCATCAACGCCCAAGGTTTCGACGCCGGGCTCTGCTTCTTTATCCCCATCTTCTGGTAGTAGTTATACAGCTTCATCGGGGGGTACGCATACTGCGGGTGTGAGTGTTCCGTCTGGTTATCAGTATGTTTATTGGTATATTGCGGGTCCTGGTATTGATGGTTTAGGTTTGCTGAAACAGACAGACACTGGGAATGGGAGTAGCACGAGTGCGTCGTTCAGTTGGAGTATTCCTTCTTATGCGTCGGGTGATCATGTTATCACGGCTTATACGCAATTGTCGGATGGTTCTATTGTTGAGCCGAGTTATACGGTGACAGTGGGGAGTAGTAGTACAACGTCAAGCACGTCGTCGCGTTACTACTGTCCTTGGTGTGGGAACCACTATAATCCGAACAACAACAATTCCTGTGAAACGCGCGGCGGTTCTCATGACGGTTTTCCGGATCCTGAGTAGGTCCAGATTGCGTTTCACTGTTTAGGCAGGTAACTTCGGTTATCTGCCTTTTTCTTTTCCCATCCTTTTAGGTTTCACCTAAACTTTCTTTTATCCCTCTATTGACGCACTTCTGAATGAAAGCGAGTGTATCTATTCCTTCCTTCTCCAAACACTCTTGAAATTTATCATCTCCATAATATCTGAGTATTATGCGAAAAGCTTTCCTGACTGCATCGGATGGTTGTGGGTTCTCTGTTCTTGAAACACAGTCGATGTGTTCAGCGAATTTTATAGTTTTATCATAAGTTGTATCTGGGAAAGATATTTTTACTGATCTTGACATACTACCATTATATTTTATTTTACGGCTGTTTAATAGATGTTTATTCAGAATTATGGACTTGACGGGTCTGAACTGGTCTTGTTGTGTCCATATTTCTTATTTTGTGTATTGCGTATTTCTTGTGTAATAGACTAATCTATTATTATACCTTTTGTGGTGTGCTGTGTCAATTGTTGCTAATTTTAAGTTAACGTTATGTGTTGTTTTGTATTTTAGTTTTGGAGAGTCTCCGTAGCCCTACTCGGCAAAGTGAACTACGGAGTATTTGAAAAGCAGATGGGTGCTTCTTTTTGTGTGCCTCCATCTTCATTTTAATTTTATCATTTCTGTTTATTTTTTTCTATTTTTTCTTTTATGTTGATTGAATCTGAGAAGTTAGATATTCCTCGTTTTAGTGGGTTGCAGCTTGATTTTATTGAGTCTCATCTTGTGAAGGAGACGCCGTATCCGGTGCTTCTTGAAGCATTCAAGGAGGAGTTTCCGGATTTTGTTGAACCTTATTTATCTCGTATTAAGGAGTTTGATGAGAACATTACGGATCGTTTTCGTAATCATAAGAGCCGTAAGTTAGAAGATTTGCAAGCTGCGGCGAAGGAGTTGATTCCGATTGTTGATCCGATTTATCGTTTGAAGTATCTGAACGATTTGATACATGAGCTTGTACCGGAGCGAGTTCTTGAAGAGGGTCAGCGTTATGTTTGTAATGTTGGTCATATTGTTAAGATTTTCCAGTTGATAGAGGTTATATTCAAAAACATGTTGGGAGTGGACGAAGAGGAGATTAGGCAAGCGATGTCGGATATACCGAAGATTCGCGATTCTGATTTTTTTGGTAAGAAAGATGTTGATTCGTAGTGTTCGTTCAGAGAAGTCGCAAATAGAGCATGAGATTAACGATCTGCATAGTAGTGAAGGTCATGCGAAGCTTGCGGAAGGTGAGAAGCTCCAAGCGGATGTGCAGGGCAGCCTTAGTGATTTGGTGCGCGAGCATGGAGCGTTGACGGATGCTCAGATAGCGGATTGGGAGGATGGTTTGTCTGATCGTTATTCTTCGACGGTCGTATCTCGGAAAAACACTTACAACCGTCGTCGTTATAAGGCGGTTGATGGTAAATGGGTTGCGACTTTTGATAGTGAAGAACTGGGTGAGTTGCCGAAACCGAAATGTTTCCGTCCTTTATTTGGGGGTCGTTAGGTGTCATTTTCTTTAGGATTTCCTGAAATTACGCTTGACAATGGTTTTGTCTACCAAGACGAGATGAATGAGAAGCAGGCGAGTTTTCACACCTGTGGTGATAAGTTTCGTTGGATGGGCGGTGGTGTTGGTGGCGGTAAATCGGTAGCTGCGCTTGTAGAAGCGTTATGGCATTCTTGGCGATACCCGAACAACTACGGCTTTATTCTGCGTAAGACTTTCCCTGAGCTTAGGACATCGGCGTTTAAGGATTTTCATGCTGTTTGTCCGGAGTGGATGATCTACCGTGAGAACCATAACGAGCACTGGGTAGATGTTATTAACCATATTGGTTTTGAGTATTTGTATCGTGAAGGGGGTATGAAGCAGCGCAAGGGTTTGCGTGATAAGGAGATGCATCGTCTGAAGGGTACGAGCCGTATAGAGTTTATCTCTTTTGAGGGCACGTTGGAAGCGGAAAAGAAGTTTCGTTCAGCGAATTTGGGCTGGTATTTTGTTGAGCAAGCGGAGAGTGCGAGTATTCATGTTTACAATGCGTTGAATCAGCGTTTGCGTCGTGTTCCGAGTGCTCGTCAAGCGTGGTTTGTGAGTAATCCTGATGGACGTGATTGGCTTTGGTATATTTTCCACGATGACTCTCCGGACAAGCGTGAGAACCACACGCATATTCCTGTAGAACTTCGTGACAACAAGGCGTTGCCGGATGACTATGATGACACGCTTAAGGACACTTATACCGCAGAGGATTATGAGCGATTTGTCAAGGGCAGTCATGATGTTGCTGTTGATGCTGTATTCCCTGAGTTTTCGCATACGCATCATGTTGTGAAACATTTCGATCCTCCTCATGAATGGAAGAAGGCGGTCGGTCTTGATCCGGGCATAGCGAACCCAACGGCTTGGGTATTAGCGGCGAAGTTTCCACCCCCTCATGACAACATCATCTATTTTTATCATGAATACCAAGTAAAAGACGAGACGGTTGGCACGCATGCGAATGCGTTGATGCCGTATTTGACGCCATCGTTTGAATGTTTTGCGATTGATCCGGATGCGAACAAACGGGATCGTGTGCATGCGGACACAGTGATTGGTGAATACAACATGTTGGGTATTCCATTTGTAGCGAGTTCACGGGATCGTATTGCTGGTGTGAACCGTATGAAGGAATACATGAAGTATGATTCTCTTCAGGAGCATCCGTTGACGGGTAATTTGGGTTCAACTCGTTTTTTGGTTTCGGATAGGTGTCCTTTGTTTATTGAGCAGATACTGCAGTATCGGAAAGCGGAGCAGAAAACGGGTCGTGGCTTTGTGAACCCGCCGGAAGATTTCCGTGACTATAACGATCATCTTGTTGCAGCGGCTCGTTATTTGATGGTTAGGTTTACGCGTGCGTTGTCTGTGAAGTCTTATATAAAGGGTTTTGAACAGCCTGAGCGTCAGCGTTTTTCACCGCGTCGAGGTGTACCGAAACAGGTGACGGAGTTGTTTGATGATGATCTTAACTTTACGATAGAAAAACTGGTAGCCGATTCCCATAAGGTGAAAAAGTCGCCGCGTAAAACGACGTGGCTTTCGGCATAGGAGAGAAGATGGCACAAGCTGAACAGCGTCAATTTGAGATTCCGAATCTCAATCTACAAGTTACCTGTGAAATCTCAGTAGGCAGTTACGGTGAGGAGCAGTATTACCCTGATAGTACTCTTGTTCCTGAAGGTAGGACAGAGATATTGCGGGGTGTTGTGGATGTGAAGTATAAAAAACGGGTTCGTTACGATAATGATGAGTGGCGAGAAGAGTGGGTTACATTGGATGTAGACGTAGCGGATTTAATTGCTGAAAACCTGAAGTTGCAGCAACAGTGTGAGGATCAGCAGCGTGAGTTGAATGTAGCGAGGCGTCACATGTCGCTTTATTCGGGTAAACCGTCCCCGTTAGCAGAGGAGAATGATGCAGGAGCAGGAGATACTTCAACCGAGTAGTGGTCCCGAAGAACCATCGGGTCTTATTCGTCTTCAGATTGCGCTTGACAAGTCTGGCAGGTTGACACCTGTTCGGTATGATGTTACGGCGGAAACGCTTTACATGGATGTGAATGGTGAGCATCCGGATGGATTTTCTACACAAGAGACTTTGAAGATAACGGCACACAGTACGGATCCGTATTGTCAACGGATATGGGAGCTGACGTTGCCGCAACGTAAATTCCATAGAGAGAGGTATGAAAAAGATATGCGAGACATGACAGGAATCCCGCAAGATATTCGAAAAGATGTGCTTGATGCTGAGCAGGGTGGCAACAAAGAAGTGGTTACAGAATCTGTACCTGTTAACGAACAGCGTGAACCGGGACATATATTTAATGCGGAAGATCAATCGCAACAAGTTGCCCCACCGATAGAAGAGGTGCATCCGCTGCAACCGGAACAAGTGCCTATTCAACCGGCTGTTACAGAAGAGATGATAATCTTGAACATGCTTGTCTCTGATGGTAGGAGTGCGATTGAAGATTTGGGAAATCTCTTTGATTTGTATGTAGAGGACGAAAAGATCAAAGTATTTGGTGCGAACGTAGTCAAGCGTATACAGAGGAAATACTATGAGTACGGAATTTCAGAGTTCAATCCAGACGCTGAGCGAGCTGTACGAGAAGAGCCAGCAGCAGATTAGAGATTTAGAAAACGAGCGTGCTGAACTCCAATCGCAGGTTGAAGTTGTTGCATCGGTTTTAGAAGTCTCACAGCTCCAAGCGGTGGATGAGCGTGCTGCAGCAGACGGTGTTTCGGTTGATGTATGGTTGAAAGACATCATTATGACTGCGATTGATAAGGATGTTCGAGCGGTTTACCTTGATAAGCGTGCCTATGATGGATTGCGTAAGCTGGCTGAATCGAGGAACATTGATATTGACTTGCTTATGACGCGTTCTGGCGTAACAGACTTTATTTTGAGTGCGATCCAAAATGGTAGATTATAGTGTTATTTCCGGGTTCAGACACAATTTTCACGGAGCGATTAGATCCACGTCGGCGGTTGTCGGAGCTTGGTTCGATTCGTAGGGATAACCCTGATGAAACGCCGCTAATTGAGGCGGTAGATTTAGTAAGGAGGTTTTTACAAGAGTCCGAAGAAAGCGATTATCGTACCAAAGCTGTTCGGATGTGGGAGACGTGTGATCGTTTTTTGGATGGTGAGCAGTGGGATTGGCTTGAGACGTTTGGTGGTCGTGTAGAACTTTCCCCTTGGCAAGCGAAACTCACAATCAACAAGTTGCACAAGATGCATGAGAAATGGGTGTCGTTGTTGATGGAAGGCTTACCGGAATGGGAATATGTTGGTCGTGATGCTGCCAATACGATTATAGCTGACACGTTGGATATGTTTGTTGCGCATGAGTGGGAGCGTAATAGTTGGCTTTCTGTTTTTGGGATGGCACTTAAACAGATGGTGTCGCATTCCACATCGTTTTTGAAGATATTTTGGGATATACACGGCGATGGTGGTCGTGGCACGGTCAAGATAGAGCCTGTTAGCAACTATGATTTATTTATAGACGAAGGCGCGATGATCCGGGACGGCAAACTCAAGTGTAAGTATGTCATCCATAAGATGGAGATGACTCGGAATGATATTCTGAGTATTTATGATGTGGATCCGGGTGGTGAAATTCGATCAGGTTTTGTTAATGACACGAAAGGGAGACCTTTAACGCGTTTAGAGCAATATGTTGACAATTTGAATACGGGTAAATCGTCGCGAGGCGGTGGTGGCACTGGTGGTGCATCTATGCACACCATGCATCCTGGTCGCGGTAAACGAAAGGATACCTACGATGTTTACGAATGCCTGTATTACGATGATACGCGTGTTGAAGGAGTGGAGATAGATGACGATTCGGAGGAGATTCCGCCGCTTAAGTATCCGAATGGTCGTATTATCACGATTTGTGATGGCAAGCTGCTTCGTGATAAAGCGAACAAGTTAGGGTTCAATCCGTATGTGGCGTTATCTATGTCGCCTAACTTGGAGCGTATCTATTCACCTTCAGTTGTTTGGCATTGTCTATCGCCTCAGATGGAGTTGAACAAGCGTCGTTCACAGATTGCTGACCATGCGTCGCTTGCGTCTAATCCGATTTTGGTTATTTCGCAGTTATCGAATGTGAGCCAAGAGGATGTGGTAGGCGAACCGGGTGAAACGATTGTATCTTTTGATTCGAATTCTCCTGACGGTGGTGTGAGATGGCTGATTCCACCAAGTTTATCAAAAGAGGTTGTGGAGTCGGCAATTTCGGCAGAGTTAGACATAGATGAAATATCGGGTATAGCTGAGATACAGAGAGGACAGCAATCGAACCAACTGGAGTCTGGTGTTGCTTTGGATATACAGCAGCAGTCGACAATGACTGTGCCGAGTATGCACTCTACTTTCTTGGATCAGGGTATTAAGGAGGCACTGCGTTGTATTGGGAGCTTGTTTCTTGATTTTGTGCCGGATGAACGCAAGTTCAAGTATATGGACACGCGGCAGGTTCAGGAGGAATTTGGCAGTTTTAACCCGGTGAATTTGTTGTTGCCGAGCCGCTATGATGCGGTTGCGATGATTCAGGAGAAACAACAAATCCTACAGCAGCAGCTTGAGGATGCTGAAATGGAAACCACACCGGAGGAATACGAGATACTTGCCTCGTATATCTTTGAGCAGATAGACAAATATGATGACGAAATCCAGCAAGTATGGGAATTACCAGCTTCTGATCTCATTAGTTTTGATGTAAGCCTCCAAACGGGCACGCGTGGTATGACGCAGCAAGCGGTAGCGACGATGGCTCGGGATTATTTTGATATTGGTGCTATTACTATTCAAAGTTTGATGGAGAAAACCAAGTTTCCGAATTGGATGCGTGATCTGAGATTAAAAATGGAAGAGGTTGCCTCACAAATGGAATCGGAAAAAGAGATGATGGAGGAACAGCTCGCTGTTGAACGTGAAATTGATGAAGATGAACATGAGCAGAAGCTGGAAGAAATCCATACAGAAGGGCAATATCGTCTGGCTGAAGCTGAAATCCGTGCACGTGTACAAAGAGAAATAGCTGCAAAAAATGAAGCTAAGCGTAAAAAGAATGAACGTGATAAATAAAAAGGAGAATAACTTATGTCAGGTATTTTTGGTCGGACAGTACAACCCACTGGCACTGCTGATGCGCTGATAGGGACGACCCAAACAACGCAATCTAATCAAGAAGAGCAGGGTGGTGGTCAGAGCCAACAACAGAATCAGGGAGTACCTCCATTTGAAGGGAACGAGAGCGGTAACGTCTCTGAATCTGAACCATCGGGGCAAAATGGTAACTCACAACAGAATGATAATTCTCAACAGAATAATAACTCACAGGAAGGTGATCAGAACCAACAACAAGGCAATCCACAACAAGGCAACCCACAGCAGTCCTCCGCGCAGTTTGATCCGGCGGCTGCTTATGCGATTCAAGTTGCTAACGAAGCCAAAGTTGCTGCACAGGTTGCTCAACAACTTGCCCAACATCAATCTACGCCGGTGGAAGAGGATACCTTTGAGGAAATAACGTTTGATGATGTGATTGATGAAGAGGAATTAGTCTCTGATGGCGAGAAGAAGTTGGTCAGTTTTACGAAAAAACTTGTTGATGGTATTAACACAACTCGCAAAGAGTTGCATGAGACCAAAAAGCAGTTACAGGCTGCTGAAGATACTTCTGAGAGAACGAATACTGAGTTCGAAATTCAACGTGCGATGCAGCATTACAACGTGACACGCGCTGAACTTGAATCGGCTTTTCAAAGGTCTAACGGTAGAGTTCAAGATGTGAACATTTTGGCGGAGTCTGCGCTTTACGCCAGAATAGTTCAACAACAGAACCAGCAGCAACAAGAACAGGTTCAGACCCAAGTGCAAGAGGCAACTGAAAATCGTGGCAAAAACACGGGTGTTGTTGGACAGCAACAATCTTCTAATAGCAATAATGGTACATCAACAAATAATACAGACGAACCACGTGGTGGTGGGAAACTGAACCCGTTTGATGGTGCTTCGATTGCTCAACATTATTCGGCTTTTGCATAAACACATAATTTTTGGTGGTGGTAATGGAAGGAAAGAATGTCAGCCAATTTAGGCGAACTCAATGCTTTTACGCACGATTATGCGGATGGGATTATCACGGATGAGGTGTTCCACAAGCATGTCGGTTTGATGGCATTGAAAACAACCGAGCGCACGTATCCTGGTGGCACGTATGTCCGAACTGGTTTGGAGATCAGTAAGGACGAAACCGGTCAAACGGGTGGTGCGATTGAGGCGCGTGGTGGCTTTAACACAAATGAAGTGGAAGGTCACGATGCCGCGCAGTATCGCCCAAGATACTATGTGCAAACGATACCACTTTGGGATTCTGATATTGCGGACAATGGCAGTAGTGAAACAGCTTTTTGGAACTATACATCGCGACGGATTTCGCTCTATATGAAATTCATGCGTGAGCGTTTCAGCCGACATCTCTATTCTCGCGGTGGTGGCACACTCCAGATCAATGGACTGGGCGACATCTTTGAAAATCGGGGTATGTTTGGCAACATTGACCGTAGTAAATATGAATGGTGGCGATCCTTCATCAAAAGAAGTAGTACGGCACGCGCATTCAATATGTTTGATCTCACAACTCTTATTTCTGATGTTTCTGATGGTGAGATTGAACCGGACATATTGCTAACATCAACCCAAATGTATGACAGGATAGAGGCAACGCTTGACCCGAAAGAGCGTTTTGAAAATACCATGCTGGCGAATGCTCAGTTCCGCAACATTACGATCCGCGGTATCCCTGTTATCAAGGACAAAAACTGTGATACGGATGGTCCCACACGCCATAAGGTATATGCTTTGAACTTTGACCATATCTTTTGGACAAGCCATGAACGCTACAATATGAAGAAGCGTGATTGGATGGTAATGCCTCGTAATTTGGGACAGTTTATGGTTGTGATCTGGTTCGGAAATGTGATGCCGAATAGTCTACGTAGGCAAGGACTCTACGGCGACGTTAATCCGGCAGCTACAGGATAAAGGAGGACACTGATGGCTTTAATCCCTCAAGTTGCCCGTGCGGGTGATCAAGGTTTACTGGATGTGCATGATGAGCCTGTGCATCCTCTGGGTTCAATATTTCGTGACCAGGAAACAGGGTATGTATGGCAGTATCTCAAAGCTGGTAACGACCTTGACTATGGTGATACTGTTGAACCGTGGTATGAGATGTTCACGATTACCAACCTTGCTAACGCTGCGTCAGCTGGCACGAAAGAAATAAATGTCGGCGACAGCGTGGAGTTGCTTGGAAGTTCATCTAACCTACGACATGTTAAGAACCGCTCTCGACAAAAAGAGTTTGCGATGTTGCATGTCACCGGTGGTGCTGGTGTTGGACAGATTGCTGTGATTATTGATATTGAAGATCATAAGTTAGTTGTTGAATGGTTGACGAAAGAGGGCACATTGACAACTGCGCTTGGCACTGATTCTGATATTAAGATATTTGCTCCCTGGTTTGCTCGTAAGACCACTCAGCTGGATAAAGCGACTTCAGCGGTGGTTCAGCAGTGGGATGGTTTGAAAATGAACGAGTATTTTTGGGGTGGGTATTGTTTGACGGGTGCTATTAAGTTAGGTGCTGCCACTACGAATGTTGCAGTCACGGCAGGCGACGATCTCACAACTGTTGCGACTATTAACAGTGCCATTAGTGGTGCGGTTGCTCCTGGCACGGATACAACTGAACACAAGACGGCAACCGCTCTGGATACAGTGACATTAGCGACTGATAATGCTTCGCTCATCATTCCCGCTCTAATTGAGTGTGAACTGATGCCTGGAGAAGTACCAACACGTACGGATCTGGGTTACACAGCTTCAACAGTCGCACCTGCCGCTGAATAGAGGTCAGTATGGCATCATTGAATGAGATTCTCCAAAGTGTCTACGATGAGCTTGGTGAACGCAACGGACACTGGAAAGAAGATGAACTTGTGCGGTGGGCGGAGTTTGCGCTCACACGTCATGCCCGCGAGGCATTGTCTGTTCCAGCAGAAGTGAAAACAACGACGTTGCCAGGTGTACAGGAATATTTGCTTCCGGATGATTTTGGAGAACTCATCGATGTGCGATACCAGGATCAGTATTCAACGAAACCTGAACCGCTCATTTATGTAGATAAACAGACTTTGCTTACTGCACACGGCTCTATTTTCTACATAGGTGAGCCATCAGAATTTTATATTTTTCAAGATAAAATAGGTTTATATCCTGTACCTGACAAAAGGGCTTTCTATGAACGCACTTTTTCAGGGGAAGGCACCGAGTTTGTAAACATATTTGAAGATGAGGCGGTTTACGAATCCCAATTTAGTTTAGAACTTGAAAATACGGATGAACCGCGTGCTGAGATCAGTCATATCGGTGTCTGGCTAAAACGTGAGGGACACCCGTATCCTGGTGATATGCAGATGTGGATGACACCGACAGCAGCGGAAGGTGATTCTGTGAGTGAATACACGTTGAAATCACATCCTATTCCGGCATTGACGGTGAATGTTGAACCTGAATGGGTGCTATTTGATTTTACAAATGCTCCTGTAACGCTTTTGGATAATGTTGTGAGTTGGCGCATGCAGCTACACAGTGATGCGGATTACCGCAACGCGGATCGTGGTTTGTATCAAGGTCCCGGTGTGCAAATTGGCGTGGATACAACAGATGGGGCAAACGCGGCGTGGATACAACTACACTGCATGAAAAACGATCTTGAAATAGATTATTATCGCAACACGTGTCCACCCGTGCTGAATCGTGATGAAGAGCTTGCTTTACCTTATTATCCGCCGGCTCGGTATCATCCAACGATTATTGACATGACATTAGAGAAGGCGATGCGGAAAGGACAGTATAATCTGGGAGCGGCGAACGATTATGAAGCACGTTCGAAGCGCGATATTATGTATGCACGTGCGCAAGCCACGCTCAAAACGCGTGGTGATATTCAACGTGTCCCTAAGCGCGTTCGACTTTCTAACCGACGCGGTCCGTATGTTAACTATAGAAACGGGCGTTTTACGGGTCGCGCATTTTAGGAGGAAACATGTTAGTTAAAAAGAGAGTAGAGATGTGGGATGCTGAACAGCAGGCGGATGGAAACTGGATAATTACTGATCGCAATGGGAATGAAATGAAAGTCAGCGATGCAGAATTTCATGACATATACCAGGAAGTTCCAGATCGGCATGCGTCTCGTAGGCGAACAGGCGATTACCGAGGGATACCGGAGGAAACTGAAGCAGATGGCGAAGTTTAGGGAAATTCAGAACCCCCAGAAAATGGTTGATGCTTTTGAGCTTGCGATAGAAACGCGTTATCAAACACCTTATCGTGTTGATGGTGGCGGAGAGATTTTCATAGGGAATGTAGGGGACTGGGAAATTAGGTATACCGACCCAGCAACGGGTGCTGTTTACATAGGGGTGGTGTCTGCGGATGTGTTTAAGAAAACCTATGAACCGCTTGATATAGATGATGAAATTCAGCATATCACTGAGGAGGAGATGGACGTTTTTCATGAAGCAGAAGTGACCGGCAAGGTTGAAATGGAAGAGTTTATCAATGATTTCAAAAACGGTCTTGAACAGGGCACTGCTTTAGTAGGACAAAAGTTATAAATGGAAGTGACGACGTTTGCTGGTGGTCTGGTAACCAATCCTGCAGAACATGCTTCACGCGGGCGAGAAGCGTATGCTGCTTTTTGCCGGGACTGTCGCTCTGATAAACAAGGGTGGCTTGTGCGTCGCGAGGGTATGACGCGTCTTTTAGATGAAGCCGGTATCACGGAAGTTTTTGCCTACCGGTCAGTTTTGCTTGTGGTTGTGAATGGGAGGTTGAAGTGGACACGTCTATCTGATGAAGATTTTATCAAGGCGATCATAGAACCGGGGTCGCCTCGCAGCGTGCGTGCGAGTCTTTTGGCAGCGGTGGCATCAAGTGCACCTCGGAATATACGCGTAACATTGGACGAATCTGGGGCAACAGTATCGGGCACGCCACAAAATGTCCGTGTGTCTCGCGTAGAGGAATAATATGGCGAATGTCCGAATAGAATGGGATCGTCCGTTGAATGATGGCGGTTCTCCTATTACAGATTATCAGTATCGGTATCGTGTCATCGGGGAAGAAACGTGGTCAGATTATATTTCTGCGGGTGCTGACGATCTGTTTGAGATTATTGCTGGGCTTGCTGAGAATGATTATGAATTTGAAGTTTTTGCGGTGAATGCGGTTGGCTTAAGCGAGCCGTCTGAGCGTGCCACAATTACGTTAGGCGAAACGCCGGTCGTCCCGGATGTTCCAGATACGACGCGTCCGACTGTTGCTATTGCGTTTGGTGTAGAGATTGGTGAATCCGTAACGGGCCCATTTGTCTTGGGTATCAAGTTTTCTGAACCTGTCTTTGGTTTTACAGCCGATGATGTAACAGTAGCGGGTGGAACTGTTAGTGAATTTAGTGGTAACAATACAACCTATATTCTATTAATCACACCTACACTGACGGACAGCGGATTAATAACGGTCAGTATTGCTGCGAATGTTGCACAAGATGCGGCAGGGAATGGCAATCAAGCGTCTCTTCAAGGGTCAGTATTTTATCGTAGACCTGATACGATGATGCCTGCGGTATCGGATACGACAGCCCCGACGGTAACATTGACACGGACAGGCAGTGTGATTGTATCAGAAGCCTTCACACTGGCAATCGCGTATTCAGAAAGTGTTCGTAATTTTGTTGAAAGTGATCCGTCGATTGAAGGGGCATCACTGAGTAATTTTTCAAGCACGAATGGACGTTTGTATACAGCAACGGTTACACCAGAATTGACATCGGATGGTGAAATAAAAATATCCATTCCAGCGGGTGTTGCCGAAGATGCGGCAGGGAATGCAAATGAGGCGTCAAATGAACTTGTTATACCTTATTTGCATCCTGTATCAACAATCACAGAAGAACAACCACAACCACGGACAGAAATAGGGGGCGAAATCGTGATAAAAAGGGGTATTTGGTTGCCCAGGATAGTTGTTTCAGAAAGAAATTCCTCAGATGGTATTACAGCGCACCGATGGAATGTGAGTAACGGTAGATACATTCAATTTGGATCTGAAGATATTATGTGTTCTATTCAGGGTATCGCGGCAACGGATAGGGAAGCAGAAGCAACGGGGACACCGACGGCGGCGGCATATTTCACACCGCCTGTCCCCATCGGGTATCCTGGTCCAAATGAAGAAGTACGTTTTACCACTTTTGAAGAAGGCACCGCGGCTGCTTTGATGGCGATAGAAAAAGCGGTAATAGCCACTGCTTCTGATGCAAATCTTTCTATTATAGTGAGTATCGGTGATTCTGACGACACTTCTGCAGTGAATGATGACGGTTCTGATGCAGAATATGCGGAAAATGTGCGGCGAGGACTACGCACCGATAACTATAGTTTTCTTATCAAAGCTTACGGTGCGGATGCTTCATCATTATCATTTGATTTAGCATTATGGTATCGAAGTGGTGTATGGCAACCGGGCACAGCACCCACTATTGTAGGTGGCACATTAGAAACGTTCCCGTGGCAAAGCGATTCATAGAACGATGGCTTTACAAGATTTTGCCGAAGGTGGCTACTTGATTAAGGAAGGCGATGAACGTGTCGTGTTTCAGGCACTTGATAATCTTGTGTTTATTGGCACAAACAAAGGTTCTTTTGTTGTGGAAGTGCCGGATCCGCCGAATGTGCCGAAGGTGTCTGCATTTTATTTGCCGAAACCGGATGAACCGAGAATAGTGTCCATCAGCACCTTAACAGAGCTGCCCAATGATGATTTTGGATTTCAATCGATTAGACTTCGATTGCAGTATGTAAAACTTACAGGAGACCAGGACGACCTTGAGGATCATCAAGGTGCATATCCGGGACAACGTAAAGCGGATGTTTTTGAACTTTTAACAGAGAAGGTTGTTGTTTCTGAACCCAGTGAGTCGATCCGGATAGACAATATCGTTACGGACATCAGCAGTGAAGGTAACGCGATCAACGATCTGGAACCGGACGTAGCGGAGCAGGTAAGAACGACGGTTGATATAGAGCTAACATCTAATTTGCCAGAAGGTGTTTATGTAGATGTGTATCGTGCGCTTCGTAATCAAGATATATCAGATGAGTCGGGTGAATATTGGTATTGGATGGCGCGGTTTCCTGTAGAGGACACACGGCTGCGTTACACCTTTGAATTGACAGATTACAATGTAAAAAGTTACCCGGAACTGATCCATGTTGGTAGCGGCCAACCGAATTTTCTGTATGCGGATACTAACGAATTTCGGCTTTATGCTGCATCCGAGAGGTCAAATCGTGTCTGGCTTTCGTATTATGATGCTGCGACCGCTGAAAAGTTGTTCCAAAACTTTACGGATTTTATTGATTTAGATTTAGGCGAAGGATTTATTACAGGGTTGCGGTTTATTCGTGATAACTTGCTGGTTGTTTATGCGACAAATCAAATCCAGCTCATCTCGACGGATCCGCTTGCAGAGTTACACCAGGTGGTAGATTTTATTGCGCCGCAGGACGATAGAGGCGTCCGTATTGGCTGTATTGCGCCGGAATCGGTCGTGGATATGGGAGGGGAACACTTTTTTCTGGCATCTAATCGGTATGTGTATCGGTTCAATAGCCGGACAGCACGCACGATCAGCGATCCTGTTCAAGCGATCTTTGATGCGATAGTATTGCCGGTAACGAATATGGGTGAACCTGAAATATCACGTGTTGTCGCTTTCACCTACGAAAAGGATTATTTTATCAGTATTCCGTCAAGTTTGGAAGAAAGTGTTAGCGGATATCCAAACACAACGCTTATGTATGATACGGAATACAGGCGATGGTGGCAAGACAGATATGCTGTGAGATCCATCAGTAAAGGGTATCCTGAGAGACTTTTTACAGTCATAGATGGACGACTGTTTCTGTTGTTTGTAGGTGATACCGATGATGGTGCAGGAATTCGCAGAACGTGGCGTAGCAACCCTGAACTGCGGCGGACACACGATAAGTTTCGGTCTGTTCATGTGTACGCGATGGGTCCAGCTGTGATTGATGTTATCGCGAAAACTGAACAAGGTGAAGAAAGTGGACAAATTGTTGTGGAACAAACATCAGATGTCTGGAGTCAACGGCTTGGTGTCAACCTACGTGGTCGCAATTTCACTGTTGAAATAGCGACTGAGAGTGATGCCCCTATAGATCGTATTATGACAAACGAATTATTTAGGAGCTGAGCATGTCAATTTATTCACGAGACCTTAATCGGGTTCCGACACCTATTCGACAAGGAAACGCACTCGGTGGATGTTTAGAATTAGATGACTCACTTTCAGCGAATGCTTGGTATCGATTGATGCCACATGCGAACACGGGTGCGCTTGTAGATGATAACGATCGGAAACTCAATATTGGTACACTTCGTAGCGATGTGCTTGAGATTAAGGAATGGCATTTAGTCATACTTAACGAGGGATATAAACAGTATCTACAAATTCTCAATCATGATGGTCAAGAAGTAGAGTTTACCAAGCCTATAGATGATATTGAAGGTATCAAAAATTCGGGGATTGAATCGAGTCTACAGTTTGTTCTATTTCCCCATATAATCAATATGTTTGTAGTTACCAATGATGAGGAATCTGATGGTCTTGTTGAGTTTGGTGTTACAGCAGAGGACGCGTATACCCCGTCTACTAGGAAGCTGCTTGGCAAGGTTCGGGCAGGTAGATTTATGAAGATCCCGTTTAGTAGAGTTGACAGATTGTTCTACCGGCTTCCAACGGCTCTCTCAAGTAGTGAAACGATTGAGTTGTGTTGGGGCGAGCATTATATTTCCCGTTAGAGGCTAAAGATGAGAAACGTAGTAATTCCGCATAATGTGCCATCAGATGTGCAGCGCGCATTTCAACAAGTGAATCTTGCTTTGCGGGAGTTATGTATCCCGCTTCTGACTAAGGAGTCAAGTTTATCGGGTATAGCGGAAGGCACGCGTGCTCATTTTATGGAAGGAGACAAGCTTTATCGTTATACAAAGGTTGGTGGCAAGTTATTTAAGGAGGAGGTATCTGAACATTTTGAAGAAGGATCAAGTGTAGAGTTTATTCGTCAGGTAGAGGTATCAGCGGGAGCACCGAAGAAAGTGGTCGCTGCATATAGGCGTGTCGCGAATGCACCCGCTGCAATGTCATTTGATGTGGAGTGGTATCGTTTAGATGGCGAACAGCAACCCCAATCTGTTCCGAGTGAGGAAGAGCCGACAGATGTATCTTTTAGTCCACAGACACCTTCATTGGAAACAGGTAAGCATTATGTAGAGGTCACGTTTACGCCTCAAACTTTTGAGTTAGGCATTATTGGTCGTGTCTTGGTTCGCGAGGAAGGTGATACTTAATGCCAGAGATCATCACTGAGTTTGAGATAGTTCCTCGTCCTGTGGTTGATAGTGATGGTGGTGTCAGCGATAGCAGTGTTCCGTTAGATGTGACGTTGGTTCGTAAGATTTCGATAGATGGTTTAGAGGAGCATACCTTAACTTTTGAGTATAACATAGGTGTTTTGGGTCGTCCGGGTGTAGAGTGGGGTGCGTTATGGTTTGGTAGTATTGCGGATTTGGAAGCGGGCACCCCTGAACTTGGGAGAGACAGGACACCGAGGAATGTGTCTATCACCCCCCCGACGTTATCTGAAGAAGAGGGCTTACATTTTTTTCATTTAGTTTTTACACCGCAGTTTGAAGGAGATCATTACTTAGCCTTTGAGTTGGACCCACTCCCGGATGGTCAACAAGGTGAACCGGACATGCCGGTGTTACCTTATCTTGTAGACAGCAACGGTGATTGGCTTGTAGATTCGGATGGTTTTATGCTTGTATCACGAGCGGAATCTTGGACATTCTTGGTAGATTTGGATGGTTATCAGTTGGTTGATAGTGAAGGCACTCGTGTTGTAGAGGTAATTTGATGGCGGAACGGCAGTTATCAGATGTTCCTGATATATTAGAAGCGAATGTGTTTGACAGTGGCATGTCAATCGTGTTCAGCATGAGTGGTCGTTTTCGTGACATAGCATCATTACTTCTCCGTAATGCTATTTCGAAGGCTATTATCCATGCGGAAGCGAGTGATCCTGCAGATAGTGATCAAGTTTCGGGTTTAACGCAGTACTGGATCAATACGACAACCAAAGCGCGTTTTATCTCAGTAAATGGTGAGGACTGGGTCAATGTTACCTCTCCCGGCACATCGGGACAAGGCAATGATGGTGATGATGGTTGGACACCCGTATTTGCGACAGTATCAGACGATACGCGTCGTGTGCTACAAGTATCTGATTGGACAGGAGGAGGAGGTAGTAAACCGGCGACGGGTCAATATGTAGGAGCAGCTGGTTTTGTGTCAGCGGTAGCGGATGCGGTTGATATACGCGGTCCCGTTGGTCAAGCGGGTGGTACTGGTGGTGCGGGTGCGAATGCTTGGACACCTGAAATTGCTGTTGAAAGCGATAACGCAAGGCGTGTTCTGAAAGTTGTAGACTGGTCGGGTGGAACGAATCCGAAACCTGCGGTTGATCAGTATCTTGGTGAAGATGGTTTTACATTAGACCTTGCGTTAGCGATAGACATTCGCGGTGCGGACGGTATTACATCACTTGTAACAGATGCCACGCTTCAAGGTAGTGGTACATCAGATAGTCCACTTGGTGTTGTCTCAAATGAAGCGACGGGTGAAATCGGACGGATTTTATCGATAGGTTCGTATACATTTGGTTCGAGTGGGAATCCGACATCGGGTAATGCGGGTTGGAGTAGCAATGCGCTGCATGTCAACATGACGGATGGGAGTAGTGCTGACAATTCGGGAGTGCTTGGGAGTTTAGCGTTAGGAGATTATCTTCATATTGGTACAAGTGCGATAGTAGAGATTATCGCTGCCCCAACGGATGCATCAGGTGTTTATTCATTTTCAGCCTCTGTATTGAAGGGGACGGTTCCAACATCAGGTAGTCATACGCTTTACTATATCAAAGAGAACCGGGCGATAATAGCGGGTGCGATTCACGGTTTCAACATTGGCAATGGTGAGATTGAACTTGCGAAGTTAGCAGCAGATGTATTGTCGAACTGGCTAACAGCAGTATCAACGGATGCGACTATTGACGGAGATGGCACACCGGAAAGTCCATTGAGTGTTGTAGCACCTTCGAGCGATACACCGGTAGAAATAGAAGTTGGTATATATTCTACATTCGGCTCGTGGGGGTGGACATCGACGAGTTCTCCGGCAACGGGTCAATTTTATGTAGAGTCTGGGGAGCTGAAAATCTTTGAAACGGATTCTGATAGCACAGATCAGCGATCAGACATAGAAGCTTTGGCAGTTGGTGATAGGCTTCAGTTTGGTGATCTAAATGTGTTTGAAATAACTTCAGCAGGTGTTCGGAGTGGTAATGGTATTTTTACTTTTTCGGGAACTTGGTCAGAAGTATTTAGTGTTGGTGATTTTGATGGCACGTATACTGTCCGTCATATCAAGAAATCCAATGTATTGGTTCGTAATGTTGCTATACAGGACCGATACCTGAAACTGAATAGTTCTTTGATGGTAGAGGCGAATGATCCTCGTGATAATCTTGAGACGCTTTGGACAGGTAATATTAGTCCTGATGATGCTGACGATCTGGCTGCGACACATAATCTGGATGCGGGTCGCAAGTTTTCAGACTACAAAGTTTTATTCTTTCGTTCACGGGGTAGGAACAGACCGACGTGGAATGCGTGTCCAGCAACAGCGTTTGCAGCATCTTCGGATTTGGTAGAAATAGACACTCGTGGTATTGCTGCGACACTGGGTTGGGTGAGTGATACATCGTTTAGATTTACCCACTCTTATGGGAGTGATTTCCAGCTTCAACGGATTATGGGGATGAAAGGTGCATAATGGCAACGAAACTGTATATCAACTATGTGAGACAATCGGCTGTGCCGCTTGCGCCTGAAGTGAAAAAGATATTAGTTCTTTCGGATAGACATCTTCAAATCAAGCGTGTTGTTGCTGGCGTTGATATTGTCACTGATTTTGATTTTAGGACATCATCTCGGACGACTGAAAGTCTGAACACACCGAACGGCTATGCGGATACGATTTATCGCTACCTGATTGATAGTTCCGATGTGCATGTTTGGATAGCAGGGGTAGTTCCACCGGGTGTATCACTACCGAGACCTGATTACCAAGTGATAGAGCACAGTGCTGCAGCGACTGTGTTCAAAGTATCTGGTGAAACGGATTCGGCAGAAACACCGAGTGGTACACAACCGGCGTGGATACCGGGTGCGTTGACAGATACCGAGAAAAAAGCGCGTGCGATTGCTAAAATCCGAGCGTGGCGTGCTCAGAAAAAGGCGTGGCTTTTGGAAGCTCCTGAGTATGCTGATCTTGTTCCGAACATCACGACGCACTTAGGCTATTGGCTTCGGAGTGCGGACTATGTTATCAAGTTGATGTATGACATGGGGGTTTCTGGCACTTTTGACTGGCTTATTGTTGAATCGATAGTGAAGGAATCGATTAAGGGTCCCAGGACACTTGATCCTGATGGTGATGGTGCTTACAATGTGGAGTTTTTTCAGCGATTGAAAGCTGCGTCAACGGGTTATCCGTCGGGACCTGATTTTGGTGCGTTATGGGTTCGCACGTGGGATTTGACGGGTGTTGGCGATGTTGATCGTGTTTCTGATTTCACCTTAGATGTTATTAATTCTCATGGGCAAACAACAGATAGAACTTATCATAATATTCCTGCGGATTACAATAGTACCGCAGACTACTGGAGTAGTTAATGCCGGATGAAAGGTTGATTCCGATCCAATTGAGTGTTGTTGCGACATCTGAACCGACGGTAACGATTGATAGTGATAACACTTTGGAAGTCTATATTGGTCAAGGTATAGAGTTTGATGTGACGTTTGATCGTGGGGGACCTCCGATTACTGAGGCACAACTTCGTAATTCTCGTTTGCAGTTATTCACGGATTCGGATCGAAACAACAGATTAGGAGCTGATGACGAGAATGCTTACTCCCATGAGTTTAGAGACATTGATATGACAGCGGGGACAGCGAAGCTATTGTTAACTGTCAATAGCGGTGTTTCTGCAGCGACTCTTTATGCTTATCTGGTTGTAGATCAGGGCACATAATGCGTGAAGTAAGGATACCGTTTATTCTGCGTCTGTTGTATACGACGCCGTCTTGTGAGATTTCTATCTTTCGGGACAATGTGATTCTTATTACATTTTCAGAGCGAGTTATAGATTTCGCAGAAACGGATATTGAGATTACTGGTGGAACACTAAGCGACTTTAGAGGTAACGGCACTCAGTTTTTGGTAGATGTCCAAACAGATGCGACAGCGGAGATTTATGTGGCTGCACATGTCTGTCAGAGTGCTCATGGTATCCCGAACACTGAAAGTAATAGGTTTGTGTATGAGGCGTAGTTGATGCCAGATTATGTTGATGTCGTCAGGCTTGATGTTAGAGCAAATAGAGCTCCAGAGGTCTATGCCCCTTCGATGGTGACTGTGCATGAGGGTCAATCTATTTCGTTTGATGTCAGCGTTGTCGTTGGCTATCCGGTGATGAATGATTTTTCGCATGTGTTGCAGAACAGTGCTCGCAATGCGGTAAGCGAAGGAGGCAGTAATCCTGATATAAGTTATACGGAGCGGACTTGGAGTACATGGCCCGCGAATTCGGGCGGTTTGCAACCGGTGACGGTTGTTGCTCCAACATTACCTGGCACGAGTCCGGTCTATGTAGATTGGTATGTTGTCTTTACGGTAACAAGTTCTTATGGCACTGCGTCATCGACGACACGGATACGTGTCTACCAGTCTGTAACGGCATCGATTAGCATGGCACAGAGCCATAGTGCTTATGAGATGACGGACTTCTCTGCCACGATTATGTATAATGCGGGTTCTCCGCTTGCGACTGAGATCCGTCATTCGTTTCACAACTCGCTATCGGATGCGAATAATGATCGGAATCCGATCACAAGTGGTAGACCGAGTGTGAATATAGCTCCTACAAGTTCACAACTTTCGGGGTTATCAGGACAACCGATTCGTGAACGGGATGGCAGTATTTCTTATAGCACGTCTCTTCCTGCTGTTACATCAAATACGAACTGGTATGGTCGTGTAGAGATTGTTCAAGGGGGTTCGGTTGTAGATTATGCAACGTACACGTTGACCATTCTGAATACGATTGCCCCGACTATCAGGATCACCAGTGGTGAGGGTATAGAAGGGTATAGGGTTTTCACACCTGTAACCTATAATGCTGGAGCACCTTATGCGAATCAGTTTAATCATGTGGGTTTCTACAACTCACAATCAGATGCCCAGAATAATAGGAATAGGTTGACTTCTTCAGATGGTATACCGAGTAATCTTGTTTTTTCACCGACATCCCCAACTCAGCGGACAGGTTCACAAACAGGTGTTCTGCAAATGGACTTACCTTATGTGTCTTCGGATAAACGGGTTTGGGGTTTGGCACGGATTAGTCGTGACAACGGAGATGGCAGTGTTCAACATTGGCAAACAACCTATTCTATTGACATTCTGAATCGTGTTCCTGCTCAAATAGATGTTCAAGAAATCATCACGATGGACGAAGGATCTACGATGATGATTATGTTCACCTATACGCGAGGTGTGCCAGCAGCGAGGGGTTATGGTGTATCGATACATGAAAGCGAGTCAGATGCAGATAACAACCGTAATCCTGTTATGGAGTCTGATGATCCGCGTATCACGCTTTCAGCCTATGATAATACGGGAGGCTATACGGCACAAAAAACCGGGACAGCAACGATTGTAGCACCGAATACGCCCGATAGCCCGTTGGTGCATCGGTGGTATCCTCGTTTTTATATGGATCAAGACACGATAACATCGGATCCGTAGTATGCCTGATTATTTTGATGTGTGTGAGCTTCGTGTGGAATCGGATGCTCCACCTGTTCCGATTGTATGGCAGCCGTTGCCTGATTTGACATGGGAGGATTCTAATCAGCGTCAGATCCAGTCGCGAAACTATGTGAATGAACCGGCAAGCGAAACACGATTTGAGCTTGCGGATGGTTACACGTTACCTGACGGCTGGACGTATCGGGGTGGTGGACGATTAAACTATAGGGCGATTTTGGGTCAGACGATAGCTTTGAAGTTTACGGCGCGTAGAGATGGTGTTCCGAATGTGGATAGTAATGAGTTTACGATTACGCGTACGCATGCTTTTGTGGAAAATCTTATCCCGAATCGTATTGTTTTGGGGCTGGGTTTCAATCAATCATCGCAGCGTGTTTATATTTTTAATACAACGGATGTTGATATAAATCCGAGACTGGATTATGTAAACGCATTCAATATAGCGGGTGTAGAGCAGTTAACAGAAAGTTTTGAATCATCGGAAGGATCACCGATTAGACCGTCGGGTGGATGTTTTGATGGGGAGCATTGGTGGTGGTGTGGCGGCAACAATAGTAGGACAGAAGCCTATTTGAATAAGGTCAATAGTTCGGGTGAATTAGTTAATGGTTATACGATTACTGGCAACCCTATTTATATTGAGAGTCTGACGTTTGATGGGACATATCTATGGGGTTTAGATGCTCGTAATTATCAGATACGCAAGTTCAATTTATCGGGTGTTGAGCAGTCGGGTGCGATTACCTTAGCGAGGGCGACAAATTATGATGATTTTGATAGATATGTTTTGGGCGAGGCTCAGTGGGGTCTTGTGTATGCTGATGATCATTTTTGGATACCGCAAAATCATTTTACGGGTGGTAATGAGCATATATTTTGCTGTGATACCTCTGGCACAAGGGTTCGCAGTAGGGATGTTAGAACGGAGCATGCTGTAGCGGGTGTGACCTACAATCCGACGACAGATAATCTCTGGTGGATTTATGATAGGGTAGATAGTGAGGGTGCTCGATATGGGATATTACAGGCGCGTCAGATATAGTTATGATTTTATACCAATTGAAAGGAGCACGAAATGATTAGCTATTTCAGAAGGAAACAACTCAAAATAGATTACAAGCAGTATTCTATAAACAACCGAAACAGATGTAACGTTGACGGAAAACACAATGCATACCTTGTCATAAAACAAGGTGAATATGGAGGTATATACAAATGAAGTATTTTCGAGGTATTAACAAACGATCGTTTCTTACAATCCTGTGCTTGATGGCTATATTTTCTGTAGGGATTATTATGTCAGTTAAGATTGTTCGCGCACAGTTAGCACGCGCGACTTTTACATCAGAATCGTCTTATAACAATCCGTTTGCTTTAGGGAATGGCGAATCTGTACCAGTCAAGATTCGTTGGAATAAGGATGTGTCTGGCTTTGAGTTGGATGATCTTGATTATAGTGTGATAGATCATGATGGAAATAGTATCACAAATCGTCTTCGACATGATAATGCAATACGTTTACCAGAGCTGAGCAATTTTGAGAAGTTATCGCCAAAGCTGTATAAGGTATCGTTGAAAGCCCCGCAACAACATTACGGTTTTCTTCAATCTGGAGAACTTCTCTTATCATTTGCATATCGCAACAACGAAGTAATAGGTGAGCCGTTTGAACACGATACACTGAATTTCAGTTGGGGCAAAAAAGCGACAGGTTGGGTATATCCGGAACGTCGTTATCTCGCACATGCTGAATCGATGCGAATAGCAATCATTTGGGATCGCAATGTGAGTGGGGTCAATTTAGATGATCTTAGTTCGGATGTTGGACAGGTCTCTCATCTGCATGGCAATGGTAGTTTTATGGAAGCGAAAGTGACCGCCCCCGAACAAGGTTCTGGTAAGATTCAGGTGACGTTACGTGAGGATGCTTGTGCTGCAGGTAACAACTCGGCATCCATGTATGTCGCCTACGGTCCTCCGAGATAAATGATACGGGTTGTCAAGAAACCATTGACATGAGGAGACGATTATGAGTTTTTTAAAGAAACTAAAACATAAGGTGCAACACGCAGCAAACCAAGCTGTGCATACTGTTGAACGAACGGGTTCACAAGTTGAGCATGAAGTTGAACACACAGCAAAGCAAACGGCTGAAAGTGTTGCACAAGGTGTAGAATCAGCGGCTAATGCCGCGCTAAAGGAGTTAAACATCGTGGATAATGTTGTAGAAAAGGCATTTCATGAAGTTGAGAAGAAGGTAGAACATCTCGCAGATGACGTAAAGTCTGAAGTTTTGAAAGTCGCATCAGATGCAAAGAAAGAGATAAATGAACTACTTGACGAAGCGAAGCAGGACATCGTGAAATATGCCAAAGAGGTGATTGACGATGTTCACAAAGGATTTGGCAAGTTAGAGCATGCGTTTGAAGCAGTTTCTATTCAGAAAGCAATCCGTACCAGTCTAAAAGCAGCAAAGAAATATCCTGTCTATCCTAACGAAATAGATTTAGAACTACCGGGTGGTATTACCTTTGCATGGGGGGACATTCCCGATAAAATCGGCGTGCTTGAGGAATACGCAAACGATCCACCGCACGGTCGCGATCAAATCATGGAATTTATTGAGGCACTCGCTCCGAATTCTATCACAGTGCAAGAAACGATAGAAATAGAGCTGCTCGTCATCAGTTCGAGTGCCCTTGAGTTTGGTCCCAGTGTTATTTACACAAACGATCAAGTGGATGCAGTGCTGAAACAGATATTAGACGCTGCTGGCGTTCATTAGATGAACTCAAGTGAGTCGGAATATATTTCGAAGTGTCCATCGTTTTTTATTCTCTTTGGGTGCGGGTAGTATCCGGAGTGTCTTTTGTTGTTCAACAGCGAGCATTTCCATCAAGTTTTGTTCACGTTCGCGTGCGACAGACACTTCTGTTTCAAGACGTTCAATCTGGGATTTCAGCAATGAGACGATCTCAGGGTCATTTTCAGAAGGTATTGAATGTGTTTGATTCTGTTTAGAATTGTTCAAATTGGGTGTCCCGTTTTGTTCCGCCTTCAACGCGCCATAGACACGTTGTAGTTCAGAAGGGTCAATTTGTTTTCGTCCTTTTGCGTCAACATCGCAAGAAAGAATACCTTTTGAGATGTCTGCATAGAGTGTCGTTTTAGAAACATCAACGAGTTTCAAAGCTTCCGTAACAGATAATTTTGACATACAGAGTTGTCCTATGTTGTTTGTATTTGTCCGAATAAACGGAAATAATCGGAATTGGATACACGTTTGATAGAAAGGAAAACAATAATGTTCTATAGAAATCTGGTGACCAGACTCACATACAATCATTAGCTACATTGAAACAAAGTATCCTGGTACGTTTGCATCCGTCTTTGAGACGGTGCATCCTCACACAACCCTTTCAACAAAAGCATTTATCTCTGTGCTGGATAGCCTTATCACAGACACAGATATGATCGATTTCTTTACAAATCTTAAGTTTGTCAACCTATAAAGGAGGAACCAGATGAATAACGAACAGAGAAACATAGTACATTTATTATTCAATACAAACGGACGGATCGGTAGAAGCCGTTGGTGGCTTGGCAATCTGCTTGCGGTTCTGATAGCTGCCCTACTGTCTTTTATTTTTCACTTTAGTATACCACACCAACTCACATGGAAAATGTTTAGTCTACACAATCTAACAATAGGATCTGTAATTGGTATCACCTGTTTTTGGATGCATATTGCCTTGAACACAAAGAGATGGCATGACCTCAACAGGGAAGGCTATTACACGATTTTGAATTATATACCTGTGATCGGTTTTTTAATCTCAATAATCGTTTTAGGCTTTTTCGAAGGTGATAAGCATGAAAACGCCTACGGAGCACGCGCCCCATAAAATGGGTTGCGTTCATCGTATTGTTCAAAACCCGTATTTACAATTTTCTGTAGGCTTGATCTTATTATTGACAACACTCTTTGATGGTCTATTTCTAAAATTCCATCACAGTATCATACTATTAGCATTGTGGCACATGGCACAGCTGATCCCAAACATTTTACAAACATTGGGAAACATATTTGACGCATTTGAAAAGATTTTACAACGAAAAAGGAGATCATAAATGTTTGGAACACTTTTACTCGGTTTGAAACTACTTCACAAGGCTGCTCAGATGATCCTTGATCTTCACAATAAAGGTGTGGATACAGCGATCATAGATGAGGTGAACAACTTTATACAAGAGTTGCATGATCTTGTTGATGACCATCATGCCAAACATGTCCGATCTCATCAAGATTAGAACTTATGGGCAGTGTCGTCTACTCCACTGCCCGCCAACTTATAAATTTATAAAAGGAGAAATATCGTGAAAACAACACAACTGCTTATCTTATTTATAGCATTCGCTTTAATAATCGTGTTTTGTTCATTCCTGTCCGGTTGTGCATCTGCAATAGAGGCGGAACAAAAAATCTCGGATCAGATCACTGCGATAGATGACAAGACACATTCGGTATTAGGGATTGTCACCACATCCGGTCAAGTGCTCCATTTTGTATCTGAATTACATAAAGCCGGTGTCGACAAAGAGGTCTTGTTAACAATACAAGATGCTATGCATAAGGTGCATGATATTGCTGAAAAAGAACATCAAAAACATGTCCAGCGTGAATGAAAATGAATAAGATTCACTGGCAAGAACCATCAAGGTATAAAACAATGATTAAGAAAATATTACCATATTCACTGCAGATCTTATGGGTAATCACCATTATCGCTGTGTTGGTATATGTCGTCACATGGGATGTTCGTATTGAAAATAAAATCAAAAGTATTGAGACGCAACCAGCACCTGCAATAGATGCACCGATACCAACTGAACCGAATCCGCATATTAAACATATCAATATGTTGGAAAATAGGTCGGGTATGCCTCTATCTCGAATAGCAAAGTTAATAATTGCTGAAGAAGGTGTCCAACCAGAACCGTATCTCGATTCAGAAGGAATTGTGACCATCGGAATCGGTCGGTCACTCCAAACAAACGGTGTCACAACAGCAGAACTCCGCGCAATTGTCCCAAACCTTGATTATGATCTGCTTATTGAATCAGCGACTATCCAACAAGGACGTATCAAGATCAGTTCTATTGAATCCGCAAAACAGATATTTACCAAACCCCTAACCAAACACGATATGCACCTCCTGTTAGCAGATGATCTGAAGTCTGTTCTAACAGACGCAGTGCGTGTGTTCGGTAGCGATTGGCATAAAATAGATACAGTCCGACAAGAAGCAATCTTGGACATTATTTACAACTTAGGCTTGCCGCACTTCAAAGGGTTTGTGAAATTCATTGACGCTGTCAAAACACAGGACTGGAAAAAGGCTGCCAGTGAGTTATTGTTATCAGAAGCAGCACGAAAAAACTATTCGCGCTATAACCATGTATCACTGGTGATAGACACCGGTGATGAAAAGTATTTCAATCTGAAAGGAGAATAAAAGATGGGTATTTTAGACAAAATTACACATCATCATAACGATGAAAAAAACGCTGTAGAGGACGCATTACCCACACAGAAACTCAGGGTATCGCTTGAGAGAAGAATTCATAACGCACAGAAACTTATCACCGAAGAAGTGCCGGAAACAGAGAAGAAACACAACGCACTCGCAAAACTACACGATTTCAGAATCGCTTGTGAAGATATGCTAAACGAGATGACAGTTGAATAGGTTAGGATGGGGTTTTCCCCACCTATCCCTAATCTTGTGAAGATTGGATGCGTTCGTTTTTGAGGTTCTCCATTTCAGCCGTCAGGGTTTCTATCTGTTTTTCGATTTGTGATTCAAATTTGCGGTCTTTTCTGTCACGCCAAGCTGGTAGACCGATGGCAACGATAATAAGAGCGATGAGCGCGTATATCGTATTTCTCGTGTCGGTGATGCGTTTGTCAACATGCTCAAATTGGTTGTTCATATTTTTTTCAAGTGGGTCAATTTTGATGTTGACGTATTCTTTCAGCCGAGTTTCAGTGGCATCAACAATCTTTTGAATTTTGTCAAGATCGTCTTGTGTCAGTTCAGCCTGAGCTGATAGAACGGTACTGAGTAACATGAGTGTAATGATAAAGTACTTCATTTTGTGTTCCTTATAGGTTCGCACTGTTATTATACATTGTTATCCGATTTCGGTCGGTTATGGTAGGGATTGCCTCGTGCGAGGCAACCGAAATTCCCCACCAACAATGCATTGTTAAGTATATATCATCGTTTGGTATTTTACAATAAAATAATGAACATTTTTGAAGTTGAACCAGACCAGACCAATGTGACGATAAAAGTAAAAACGCTTGGTGGAGAGTATCCCGAACTGGTATATGTCCGCAGGATATATAAATACGCGATTTTTCGTGCAACGAACTGGCGTAACTTCTGGCATATCTGGCATGGCAACAAAAGGAGACTCAAGCACCATAAGTTAGAAGTGGTTAAAACCGACGGCAGATACGAGATTCATCTGCCACTCGGCTGGTATCATCATCAACTGACAGAAAAAGCATTAGATCAACTTGGTGAAAAAAGAAAGAGAGATAGGTATAACGATATTTAAAATCTAAAATAAGGAGATAATAAGATGGGTGAACCGGAATTAAAATTTCAGTATATAGTAGAAGATCCTCAGACGCCACCTCTCAAGCATCATAGCAAAATGATGTGGTCTTTCAAAGAGCAGCGTTATGTACCCGCGGACGAGTATTGGGAGATAGATGGTGATTGCCGTTTGGTAATTCCACATCTCGCACACTGTCCGAGTGAAGTCGAATCACTTTATCCTGATGCTTTTGCTGGACACAATGATGAAGACTTGACACCTTCTGTTGTATTAGCGGAACATTCGACAGATACACCGTTTCATACGTGCCATCCGGGAGCAGATTGATGATAGGCTTTCACTTTCTCAATCTTGATTTCCGCACAGATCGGAAACACATCATCATTGGTAATCTTGAAACGCATCTCAATAATGCGTATAAGCATTGTACATTTCATAAGGCTGAGTATGGCAAATCGTATGAGTCTTCTGATGCGATGTGCGATGCTGCGGTTGCTGACGGATTTGAAGAGTTTGATAAACTGCGGGAAGTAGGTCGTGGCACGCTCGGCTATCTGTGGGGAACAAATCGCATCATGGAAGCAATCGCAGCAGATGAGAAATACGCTTACGGATACTACAATCAGGACGACAAACTTTTATTGTTGACATATCCAGAACTTGAGGAGTGCTGTCATTTTCTAACGAACGCGTTTAGCGATCCATTCCTGTTCTTGCAGTTGTCTTGGTATACACCGGCATTTGGTGAAATGGCGCGTCCGAAAGTGCCTGTGATACCGACTTCCAAAATCTGTAAAGGGGTACTCGGCACAGGAGACTCAGGGTTGTTGATGAGCCGGGAAGGTGCGAAGTTCTTGCGTGAAACTTTCAAGAATAATCCAAACGGTTCATTTGAGGTGATGATCGGTGAAATGGTCGATGTTCCTGGCACTTACTCTATTTGGGATACTTCTTACGCTATCAAAAGTATTGATACAAGATGGTTTGGACATGACCAATGGGTAAAAGATCAAGACAGAATATTGGTGGATCAAGATGGATAATCTTGCAGCACAATTTCCTCATCTTAGCCGTGATATAGAATCTTATCCCGGTAAAAGCAAAGATGCCATCGTGGTTATACCGCTTTTTGGTAGGGAAGGTAACGCGCATTATGTGCCGTCGGAAAATATGCTACAATTAGCGTGTTATTCACTGCGGTCATGGATTTTATTTAGTGATGCGCGTGTGCATGATATTAGCATAAAACTCTATGTAGAGAATGAGATATTAGACCGTATTTCGTCTTTACTTGAGAAGAACAGTGTTGATATCTCATCGGATGTAATTGTCATGAATTCTGAGAAGTTGCGAGGTGATCCTGTCACTCATCTTGGTAAGAGTTTCTCGATGTTAAGCGATTCATATTTTTACGATTATAGTTGGGTATTTTCATGTGATGCAGACTTATGTATTGCTTCGCCGCGGCGGACGCAGCTAAGGTTTTTTGAGAAAATTGACATGTTTTCGCAAAACTCAATTGGTTGTTATGGATTATCGACATCTGATTTGCAGGATGTAATTTCTAAAGGACATTGGTATGGCGGTTTGCTTTTAAATTCTACGCCGGGGGAATGTATTTTGGAATGGGAAAAACGAGCGAATGAACTTTTAAGTGAGGCGGAACTTGCCCCTTACATAAATTCTGGCATTGGAGACTTTATTACTTGTGGCGGATTTTTCACAGCGTATCCGATCAGAAATTTGCATCATCATCGATCAGAAGATTTAGATTGGCTTATCCGTGCAGGCAGGCTTATGCAAGACGATGAATGTGTTATTTCGATGTGGCATCAGAAGAAAAAAGAAGTTTTTGATATTTCGAAAAATTTTGATTTTAATTTGGCACATTCTGATACGTTATCAAGTCTGCATGAGGGGACAGATCCATATTTACTTCATATGGCGAATATTTCAGTTCAAGATCACAAAGAAATTTTAGAACATGATATGGGGGTTCATCTTTGATACAAGAATTCATTATTAAACCTGCAACAGCGTATTTACGGACAGATAGCAACACTGATAAAATGCATAGTCATCGGTATGACGAGTTTTACGATATGATCTTTGCTTTACTGCTTTGTCGGATTCAGCGCCCGTTAAAAGTGCTTGAAGTCGGTGTCAGCAATATGGGTGTTGAAGCGAGTTATCATGCTTTTGCGAAAATGACTTACATTAATAGATATGTCGGTGTAGATCGCGAGCCGTTAGATACGGATCTTCCAACAGGCATGGCTTTTATACATTCAGATGCTTATGTTCCAGAAGTTTTAGATCATATCAATCCGTTCGCACCTTTTGATTTGTTGATCGATGATGGTTCACATAATGTAGAAGATCAACATTTCTTTTGGAAGCATTATCAACAGTTTATGCATGAGAGACATGCAGCGATAGTTGTTGAAGATGTCCCTGATGTAGAAATAGATCAACGTGTAGAATTATTTAATGACACAAAAATCCAAATCTACAGAGGTAATCCTTCAATGGAAGCGATTCGAAGACGCGACCACAGTAATATTATTTTCAAGGTGAGAGAAAATGGCGGATACTCCTAAATTTGACAAACCTTATATTGAGAAATTACCTATATTCAATTTCCCCAAATACGAACCTGATTACGACAGTGATTTAGTAGTTGTCATACCGTTATTTAAGGATGAGCGAAACACTTTATCTGCACCTTTTTCCTCAACGGAATTTCAATTACATTGTCATTCAGCAGTTTGGGCAGCAGCGTGTTTATTAAGGAATTCAGATTTTTTAGCGAGGCGTATACCTATTTATTTTTACGTGCAAAAATCTGTTGAAGTACTCAGTAGTGCTGTGTTTGATTATTTTGATGTTTGCGGTCGTCACAGAATGTTATTCGATACAAATGGGTGGGAAAATCAATTTGATCTCAATACTGCACCGCTTGGTTGGAAGTTATCACCACTTTTTGACGAGCGTTTGATGGATCATCAGACTATAATGCTTCTTGATAGTGATATGTATCTCTCAGTTCCTAATCAACCTGTAAATCTTTATGAACAGATCAAGTTGTTAGATTTTGAGACTGTCGCTTTTTGGACAGCAAATGACCCTGCACCGGTAGATTTTTATGCTATTATACATATTCTCTCAACAGGATTAGGTATTGATGATTTTGATAGAACAGAGCCGTTCAAGACGCAAATGACCGAAATTATGAAGAAAGCAGGACATCCATCCGTAAACCGACCTCAAGAATTATATCATATCAACAGCAGTCTAACATTGTATAATTTATCCGACCCCGACTTACATGAGTTTTTAATGGCATTTTACAAGAGGAGTGGACAAGATGAAAACTTGTTTATTTCTTACTATTATATGTATCCTGATGTTCATCAAAGACCATTTTCGATTGAAAATAAAATGAGTGTTCGGCAGTATTTTGACCAGAATGCAGTCATAGGTCATTATTTGCATGGCAGCACTAATCCGTTTTTCTCACATGTCCATGTATTTGCTGGAGAACAAGATAGAACAGATGAGTATATGTCGAAACTTTATGTAGATTTAACAAGGAATTTCTAATGGCAAATATACTTTATTATACTCGAACTGACTTTCTTAATAGAAATCGCAATGCTGGGGGAATGGGAACGAAAACTATCAGCATGCAAGAGGCATGGGATATGCACGACGTTACTGTAGCAGATCGCCTGCCAACTGCTGCTGCAGAAGTCCCTATTGAAAAGACTTGGCTACCACCGCAGGAGCGTTCTCAGCAGGATGCTAATACCATCAAGCAATATGACTTGATTATGATTGAGCTAATGGGATTGTTGAACCCGCGTGAACGATTTGAGGAACGTGTTTCGGAATTAGAGGCATATCCAGCACCGAAGATTGTCTACGGCAGTGACTCGGAAATCTTTCGCTGGACAGGAAATGAACTCAATCGCCTCAAGACAATAGTTACTGCATGGATCGCTAACTGCGAATGGCAGGCAGATTATTTCAGAGACTTTGACCTGCCCGTGTTGGGTGTGTTATATGAGCCGATAAATACCGACCTCTTTAGACCCAGTGAGAACACGGAGAAAATTATCGTTGCGGGTGGGACGATTAGCTACGCGAAACAAACCGAGTTCTTTATTCGGTTATTTGAAGAACTTAAGCAATATAAAAAACAATATAAAACCGCTTATGTCGGAAGTGCCGGCGGATGGGGAGATTTCAATCCACCTGATTTACGGCTTCAACACGAACTCAAGAAACACACTGAACTGTTTTATGGGCAAGTGCCACAAGCAAAGGTCGCATCTACAATCGGAAAGGCAGCGGTCGGTGTGTTGAACCCGAAGTATGAAACTTGCAATCGGTTCGGGATGGAACTTCTCTCAAGTGGTAAACCACGCGTCTGTGGCAAACATCGATGCTATGATGAGCAACCTACGACGGCTCGCTTTGTTGATATAAAGGAGTGTATTGATGCTCTCGCAGAACTGACTGCGGATTTTACACAACTCCCTGACAAAGAACTCGGGGTCAAAGCACGAAAATATGCTGAAGAACACTTCTCTTACAAAGCTACACAAGAACAACTCAACAACTTCATCAGGAGTATCCTATGAAAAATGATAGAATTTCAAGATTCGATATGGCTGTTTGTGCTTCTGAAAGACATAAAACTGAATTCGCTGTCATCGCACCTGCGGAGATGAAAGATGAAGATCCAACTGATATTACACTGAAAATCAACGCTTTTATAGATTTTCATCTCGCAATAAAACCAAACGTACCCGTCGTGTTGTTTGATATTAACAACATAGATGAAGCTGGAACACCCGTCTATAACATAGACCTCGATGGAGGAGCATTGTACCATCTGCCTGAAAGCACATATCCATACCTTGATGAATTCGTTAAAGATACACCATTTCTCGTAAGTAAAGAACTACTCACTAATGTCCTGGAAAACAATAAAGTCAACGCTTCTATCTTTGACGCATTAACAGATGTAAGGGCTCAACACGGACTCGTCGTCTTAGGAATGCATAAGTGAGAATCAAAAAACGAAAATTCAGAAATATATATGCCGTGATCATACCGTTTTATTCTGTAGCGGAAGCTATGATCGCTATGCCAAACCGGACAGCGATCTTTACAATGAGGATTTACTGATGACAACAGTTATGGATGGTTTTATATTTGAAGTAACAGATGATCAAGAGAAAATTCAGGATATGCTTGCAGAAGATGAACCACTGCTCTGCTTTGTGCTGAATCCTGATTTGTCAGAAGAACAACTTCAACAAACGCGTCGCGAAGGTCATGTCGTCGAGGTAACTTACGATAACAAGGAAGTATTGGCGGTTGTCTGCGGATTATACAAAAGTAGAAAACCAAGACCGCTTGAGATAGAAAAACTACTCGATACTTACACACGCATAGATATTTTGGATAAACTTATCACTGAACCAACGCTGTGTTATTTACTCAATAAAGCATTAGCAGATGAAAAAACAATTTTAAAAATGGAACAAGCTTATACCATGCTTGACGTAAACCACAAAAACGAAAATAGGCGCGCAATTGCTTGTGCTTATTACACAAACAAGGAAGGAGAAGAAAATAGTGCCAAATGCAACTGACATGTTTACACTCCGAATAGCAGATAGTATCCCCGCTGATATAGAGGTCTATTCTAATGACAGTTATCAATCACACGGTGCTGAAACGGCATTCACAAAAAGGATTCGGTATGATCCTGGGGTCGGTCCCGCAGCGGATTCCATAGAGGTCTTCTTTTTTAGCACACCGGAAGCAAGAGATGCTGCAGCTGCACTCATTGAAGCAGAGGCAGCAGACGGCAACATTCCGGCTATACCAAATCAGGCTTCTGAATCAAATACACCGTCAGGTGTAGGTCTTTCCCATAACGGATTTACAAGGGGATCGCAAGATGCAACTCGATCTGAAGACTCTGAAACGCCAACAGGTTGGTTAGAAGGTGAAATTGATGGTAGAACACCGAATGTTGCACACGGAACAAATATCTACGGTTTGGTCGCAATACAACAAGGCACATTGACAGATCCATAGAAATCCCTACATTATCTTCAGTGTTTCACGGAAAACTTCTTCCCGAGATACTGAAGGTAATCCATGTAAAACATTTTTTTGGGTGTGTGTGTCAGGACTTGTCAAAAACGAAGGTGTATCATACATTCTTAGATCTAACAGAATATCAAGGGATTTGATGTTTATCCCAAACTTGTGTGACCAACAAACCGCAGCCAGCTCGTCGTTGCCATAGTAAGGGGCGTACGTCTGCATCCACTGGACAAAATCTTGATGGTGTGTATGGTAATGTTTAGGCGGATAAGACCACATAGAGCCAAACGGTTTTTGGATGGTCTCCGGGAACTCGTCAAATACAATATCTGACATAGCAAGCAACTCTTCAATTTCAATACCACTTTTTCGGGTATCCTTGCGTAGTTTGTGTTTGAATGTATAGTAGAAGTCTTTCCAAGGCATTGTTATCGCAAAAATATAACCGATCATAGCAGATTCAAGACTTTTTAGTTTTGTAAACATGGTGTGTGGACGGGGCAAGAAAAACGTATCCGCGTCCCATACAAGAATACGATCATAATCGGCTAACTGGGTATCCCAATATGGACACATCTGTTTGCCTAAATGACCCCAGAAACCATCATCACTTCTTTCAAGAGGAGGCGCACTAAACCACAATACGTCTTTGTCAGGATCAACAAAGTTAGATATGAGTGTTGATTCAAGGGAGGGTCTGAGTATGTCCTCAATATAGAGCTTGACCGCAACATTTTCGGATACAGCATCCGTATACTTCAACGCTGACCAACGAGAATAAATAACACCACGAACCCAAGCCTCAAGGTTCGCAACGCGTTTATACGCATCCGTGAACAAAATACTCAACGCAATAACATTTGAACTCGGATTGTCAGGTGTAGGAGGGGGTTCTTCAAGTGTCGGTAAGTTCCAGAACACTTTATAGATCGGATCAATCAAACTTTTAGACGATACACGCCCATCAGGAAAAGGTTGCGAATTCTTACGCATCTGATAACCTCAACTCAGGGTTTAGAATATTATATGTAAAAAAGTAAAAGATGTCAAAACACTATAAAGGAGAATTCGTTCAATGAAGGTCAGAAGTTATTTACTGATTATTTGCTTAGTTTTATGCATTTGGGGATGTGATGAGCTTCCATTAGACCCAGTGCAGGTTGTGAGTTTAGAATCTATTGGTGCACCTACTGTTACTGTGCCTCCAAATGAAGTGTTTGAAATAGCGATGGGACCAGGTAGAGAAGACAGAATAAGAGCATGGCGAGGTGTGTATTTTACAGAAGGGGCTGATGAAACTTTCAAACAAAATTTAGAACGTAAATTTCCAGGTGTTCCGATAGAGGAATTAGAGGAGTCTGATCTGCTTACGCTGCAGAAAGCGTTCTATACGAAATATATTGATGCTGATGGTATAGCTATTGTATCCCATGAAGAAGTAGAAGATTTGCTTGTTATTAAAGCCAGAGAGGCTATTTTGACAATAACATCAAAACATCCTGAACTTCGAAATCGTCTACGAATGGAACAGGGATTTTACATGATTCTTGTCAAAAACTTTATAACTGGATGGGATGTCCCAGAGGTCGTCAACCTATGGTTCTCCAGCGGTTGTGACGTATCACACAATCTTAACGCACCTGGAATAAATGGTTATTGCAGGGCTCGTTTGAAAGGCAGAAATTATAGATCAGACAGGTTATGGATATTTGTTCACGAATTAGCGCACGTATTAGATGTGGAGATAGAGCGTTTACAACCAGGATTCTTGGAGAAGGTAGAGGTTGCCTTTGAAGCAGCAAATAGACTTCATGGTGCTTACTGGGAGTATTTTGCAGAAGGACTTGCGACATGGTTTTTCGATATTGGAGATGACTTCACAACCCAACAGTATAAGTCGTATGAAGAATTTGCCGAGAAGGATCCGTTACTTTATGAACTACTTTCGGAGTGGTTTCCTAAAGTCTCACTAAACTATTGTGAAGAGAATTTGCCATTTTATGAATCATGTTTCTGAAAGTGTGAAATATGTCAAAGATACGTTTTGTTGCATACGCACAAGTCAAAGACCATGTGAATGAACTACCCACATTGGATATAAAAGATGAAATCGTCGGCGCACCAAACGCAAGAGTCATTTGCAACTTTACTTATACACCCGGAGATCCGCCTGCTTTTGCTTTTTTGTTAGAGTGGTACCGCACTGAACAAGACGCATCTTTAGAGGAAAATGAACTTACAACAGACATACCACTGGTACGGTTTGAACCAACACACCCAAACCCAAATGATGGAGAACACACAGGTAAATTACATCTACGATTGCCTAATGTGCCACACGATACCGAATTCGTTGGAAAATTTATTATTTGTTCAAGAGGTGCAACGCGTATGATAGAGATTTCGACAGACACCAAAGATATAACGGCTTGCACACCTATCTCACAACGCAAAACAAGCAGACCGAACTGGGAGGAACAGTAGTGGATAGACGCCAATTTCTAAAGTCCAGTATAGGTTGTATGTGTCTTGCGCTGCTACCACCTTTTAGCGTAGTGTGTCCGCCAAATCGTCCGCCGGTGTTAGCTGATTTAGATGCTTTTCATCGAGATTGGGGTTCAGGTGTGATAGAGAATGCATTTTATGATCAACATGTTATGATAAAGCCCTTACAACAGAGAGGAGTACCCGTATGGCTTGGCGAACATACCTAACAGACACCGGCACAGGTCTCTTAAGCGGCGCCGCAACAGGTGCATCAATAGGTTCACTTTTCCCTGGTCCCGGTACAGTAATCGGCGCGATCGGTGGTGGGCTTATTGGCGGACTATCAGGTTATTTCGGCGCAGAAGAAAATGCAGAACGTCTTGAGCAAGCAGATGCGTTAGCGAGTGGAATTCTACCAGTTAGCTACAAAAACCATCTTGCGAACCAGTTGAGCGGACACTACGATCAGATGCGTCATGAGTTAGGCGGTTATTTAGGCAGATCAGGATTAACAAATAGTACAATTGCTGGACGAATCATGGCAGATACCTATACCGAACAGAGCAAAGCACTTACGAATGCATTAGCAGCACAATCGCTTCAGGGTATGGGATTTGGACATGATCTACTCGCACAACGTAGATCGGAATTAGGACAAATAGGTATGGGAATTGTGAACACTGTAGGGTTGCTACACGAACTTCGGAATAGCCAACCACAGAAACCGACGGTCTCTTTAGGAGAAAGTCCGTTCAGTGTCAGAAGTCCGATATTAACACCACGAGGATACGGAACACAACGAGGGGGTGGGTTCACACATATACCGAAAGTTAACTCTGGTATTGGTTCAAAACGTCCAGCATTAAGTGGAGGAAGTAAATTGGGAAATACCTTCTCTCAAGTCAGGAGTAAAACAGGTGCAAGCCGTCTAACATACCCCAGTTTTACAGGTAGATAACGTATCTTTTATATTATTTACATATCATTTCATATCTTTTAAAAGATATGAAAATTACTTTATAGTTAAAAGGAGACGATTATGGGAATGCTAAAAACAGCACTTCAGTTAGCAATGCGAGCTGGTAAACCGCTTCGTTCTGCTGCGGATATAGTGAAGGAAGGTCGTGCGTTATGGACTGCAGGTAGAGGTGCGCGAGCTGGTAGAACCGCGGGTAGTATTGCTGATGATATGGTAGGAAACGCTACCATGAGACCTAACATGATGCGTAGCGGTGGCGGTGGTATGATGCCGAGCAGCAACTCTATGGTTCAAAGTGGTGGCGGTGGCATGATGCCTTACAACGCTGGTGGTAAAGCTGTCCCAACTGGAGGTAGTGCGATGGTACGTAGCGGTGGTGCAATGACACCTTACAATCCTGGTGGTGCGATGGTACGCAGTGGTGGTGGTGCAATGACACCCTACAATCCCGGTGGGTTACCTGCTCGCAGAAGCGGTCGATTTATTCCACCTATAGGTCTTGTACCGATGTTTACGAATCCTCCGCTAACGCCACCGACGGTTGGACCCAACGATTGGGACGATGTTCCTGATCCGACATTGACACCGCGTGATCCATTGACGCCGTCGATGACGCCCGGTTGGACGCCAGCTGTGCCGGATGTATTACCGCCACCGATGATACCACGTTCACCAGTTCCCATGACAATGCCCCCGCCCCAAACACCGATGGCAATTCCACCGAACATGGAATTGCCTGATGCGATGCCTTCAGCACCGCACATACCGACTATGCCAGATATGAGTATGGGAGTTCCTGATATAACGATGCCGGGCTTTGAAGTTGCGTTTGACGATTTGAATCCGACACCTGGTCTAATGAACGTAGCTGAACCTGAGATTGACTATGGGTTTCTTGAGGGGATAGAACCACTTCCAACACCAAGAAAATATTTACATGGCGCTGCCCCAAGACTCTATACAGGACCGGGAGGACTTTACTAAAATGGAAGAACGTTGGTTCAAATACAACAATGTTATCATGAATAGAAGCCAAATAAAATCTTTCAATGCGAACAAGATTGCTAAGGATATGATGTCATGGTCTAATGTTGGAGCTACCAAGAGTAAACCGTGGGTATTAGAAGCCGATCATCAAGGAATAGCCGCTTTTGCTTCAAAAGAAGAAGCACTATCACTTGCTGAACGGATTATCGATGGCAACTACGATATAAAGAAATAAGGAAAAGATATGTCAATCCCTTTTGGACATAGAGCGAAACTACGTGAACTCAAAGTCATTGAAACTTTCATGACTAAAGATGTACAAACAATGGGTGATATTGCTCGTATTTGTCAGTATATTGATGACCCTAATAAAATTGAACCTGTTGCTGCTGTCACAGCTGCTGTCATAGACCTTAAACGATACGGATTGCTTGAGGAAGTCAAAGAAAAAGAATTGTTCAAACAGAAAAAATATCAGCTCACTGATAAAGGTAGAGAGTATCTACTGGAGCATTAAGAATGCAAATTGCCAGACCCGCTGCCTCTTTAGGAACAGCACTTAAACAAACCCCACGTGCACTTGGACGCGGTATATTGAAAGCATTAGGCATGCCTGCACTGATCGCAGAAGCATTCCAATGGCAATATGATCCTCACGATCCGAACAGTCTTTTTTTTAATAATTATTTGACAGAAGATGAAAAAGCGACAGCTCGCAGATTGTATGCGTTAGGTTTGAGTGAACATCAAATAAATACACTTCAATATGAAGGTTTATTATCCGATCCAGCTTGGATTGAAGCGAGCCACGGTTCGCACAGGTTTAATACGGTGGGTAGGTCGGGATATGAAGTGCCGGGTGCTGCTGAAGCGTCAAGACGCACACCACTACCAACACCTATGACTCCCGGTGGCTCTGTGGCACAACCCGGTTATCAACCGCGACCTGTTATAACACGACCTCATCAAGTTGCGCCACCGATAACACCTACACACACATGGCAGGATACTTATAGAGAAGTGTTTGGTGAAAATTACCAACCGGGACTTGAACCTGTCCGTGCGGATGTGCAAGCGATGCCTGTTGCACCACCGGAGACGATGACAGTGTATTCGGGTATATTTCGTAATCCGAAACATAGGAATCCGAATTTACCGACGAATCACCCATTATACGACGAATCACGCGGACGTACATTTCGGATTAGACCTGTGCATCAAGTATTAACAGATGCAGCCAATCATGCACAAAGTAGATTGCCAACAGGCATACATGCTTCACCTGTGGAACTCGGTGATACAAGCCTTGTTATGTCTAAACGCTCTTTACCTGTTAGATCACCATTAGCAAGGAGAATGTAATGGGATTTTTGAGTGGTGCTTTACAAGGCTCACAAATGATGTTAGGGAGACGGCTGGCGAATATGTATCGCGACGAACGCGATACTATCACGGATGACCGATGGGAACGAACACACGCGTTGAATCGTGCTACAACATTATCTAACCTTGCGACCGCAGAACAGGGACGGAATTTTGCACAAGCATTACAACCCCATCGCGTAACTGCAGCAGAACTCGCAAATCAAGGAACAGCACAGACAATTGAACAGAGTGCAGAGATTCATCCATATCGGGTTACCGGCATGCAACTTGCCAATGCATTGAGCGGACAAACATATCAACAACGCGGTGAACTACACCCGCTCAATGTTCAGATCACACGTGGTCAGATCACACAGCAAGGATTGGCAACTGACAGAATGCGAGACGATAACGCATTTATGCGTACATATCGTCCGGGATTACTTGAAGCGCAACGGATTGGAAATGAAGCAAGTAAAATAAGCCTACAATACCTTCCCGAACAGCTACAAGAACAGGTGCGAGCCATGCGACAAGCAACAGATCAATCCGCAGAACTACATCCTTGGAATTTGGCGTTATCTGCGTCTCGATACGATTTAAGCAAAGCGCAACTTGATCGTATCAACAAAATGTTGCCGTGGGAGGTGCAGCAGCTGCAGGCGAATATCAATTTGCTCAATGCGCGCACATTAGCCGAAGGGCAACCTACTGCGAAATCACCGACATTTAGATCGGAATACTTTGATCTCGCACAAGCACGCGGGCGAAGCTTCGCGCAAAAAGTCAAAGACATAAAACAAAGAAAAGGTTGGCTCGCACCAGAGTTATCTGAATATCAAATACTTGAAATGGCAAAACAGGAAGGACGTTCTGTTCGCAGTAATCTTGGATATTCTTTTCAGTACACACCCGATGATATTAACAGATATGCCGGTGGCTTTGTCACGGGTTTATCTGATCCAGAGGTGGCAGAGACCTATAATGAAATGCTACAACGTGTTGGTAAAACGCCAGCCGGTATTGACACACTTGAACAAAAAATATACAACGCTTTTTGGTTTGGTATTAGTGGTACGCCTGATCCAAAACTCACACCTGAACAACAGAAACAAATCGATGAAGGTGTTACCGATGACGGTTGGTTCAATTGGGGCAATCTCGGCTGGGCAGGTTTAGGGTACACCGGTGCTGCAACATTAGGCGGTTTTTTACCGGGTAACTATGGCAGGTTTTTCAGATATACAAATCCAGCACGGGTGATACCACGTGTCGGTAAAGGCGCATGGCGCGCTGGCACAAAGGCAGGCAGAAAAATTGGGAATATACCTACTACACTGAAACATAGAAGGAATTTACAAACTGATGTTACGCAGAAAATATCTGACCTAAGCGCGCAAATCAACCAAGAAATTATCACACAAGGTGCAGCAAATCCTACGACACAACAGGCACTTGAAGCAGCGATTGCTGAAGCAAAAAGGTTAGGACTATAAATAATGGCAACAGTAACGTTTACACCAGAAGAACAACAAATGATAGCGAATGCCATCAACTATGGTTTGTTTAATACACCGGGTTCTTGGGAGGCGTTCCAAGAGCGTCTGCGGAATGACTGGCGTCGCTACGGTGTAGTAGAACGTGCGCTAAACGATGCAAGTTACGGGGTTGGTCGGGAACTACGCGGTATTGCACGGGCTTTTAGTGACCCCGGCATAGGCGTTAAAGCCGCAGGAGAACACTTCCAAAGGCATGGCATTATAGGCGGTGTCGGTGAAGTTGCCAAAAGTGTTGTTACTTCACCTTTCCGTGCAGCAGGCACAGTCGTTGCTGAAGGTGGTGGGCTTGGCGATCGTCCACTTCAAACGCTTACGGGGCTGGCAGCATTTGTGCCTGTTGGTAGATTAGGGACGGCTCTTGCCGGTGCTGGTGCGCGTGCTGCGGGAAGAACAACGCTTGCATCTACGCTTGGGCGCGCAGCAGGTAGTCGTGGTTTCACGCATGCTGCACGTGGAGCTGAAGCTCTTGATGTGTTCACAGGTATAGAAGAATGGCCGCTTGAATTAGGTGCAGATGTTGCTATTGATCTTGGTACAAGCGGGCTTGCACGCTCTTTGCAAGGTAGACCCGATCTATCAGCTGATGGACCGCCACCGGATGTGCCACCTGAAATACCCTCACAAACGACACCACCACCTACACCACCAAGAACACCGCAAACAACACAAGCAAGACCACAAACACCTCCTGGATCGCAGACAACATTGCCAGGTGATCCATCAGGTACAATACTAACACCACCCGGCTTGAAAACGACGCTGCCACCAAGTGGACGCCCTATGCATCTTGTGCCACTTGAACAAGAACCACAAACACAAGGTGCAGGATTAGGTATACAATTCGGACAACAAGCCCCGAAAACACCACAAGCACTGCCCGGTGGCGTTGTACCGTTTGTGCATGAATTATGGCAAATGTCTGATGGTTCTGTTGTGATGCCGCAGACACCCGGCTCAAAACAAACTTTTGATAACACACGTAAATATGCTTATGGTGACCCCAACGATGAATCGAGTGTCGGTGCAATGACTGTCAAACGCGTGCCAAACCCGGAAACCGGTGAATTTGACAATCGACATTGGCAGGTATGGTTTAGCGGTGGCGCATTTGGCGAAGTAGACGTGGAAAACGCTATCCTCATAGATAAGTCGCACGGCATTGATAGTTATGCCGGCGCACGCGACGCTGTGTTATCCGGTTCACATCAACCCGGTGTGAGAGATAATGGTCGTATTATCGCATCAGGACCAACACAAATTCCAACATTCAAGGTAGACATCAACTCAATGTGGCAAAACCATCAGAACAATCGTAGAGAAAGGGAAGCACGTCGGGAGTTGCGTCGAGAAGAAAGGCAACAGCAACCTCAAGAGGATACAACACAAGAAACACCACCAGAACAAATCCAACCAACGGAACAACCCGATTCAACGGAACAAATCGAAGAAACACAAACGCAGCCTACCGAACAGACTACAGAGACAGTACCAACCGAAGAGTCTGATCCTACTGAACAGTTTGTCGAAACACAAGCACAATCTTATGTTGAAGCAATAGAGAAAGGCACTCCTTTACGGTACATCTCACAACAATTGAATGATGCTGTTAATAAGATGCAACGTGAACTGAATATGACACCACAAGAAGGTGCTCAACTTTTCCAACGCGTTGTTACACGCGCAAATGAAATACTACCCCCACAAGTCGAAGATGAACAAATTGAGCAAGAAACAACAAATGAAACCGATACTGAAACTCCAGTACAGGAACAACCCGACGAAATATCTGAGACGGAAGAAGAAGTTTCAGAACCACAACAGACACAGGAAACTCCGGAAGAACCTACTGAGCAAATAAGTGAAGAAGAACAGCGAGAACGCGTCTTGAATGCAATTGATGCGGAGACAAATGTTAATAACATCGTACAGGATTCAGGGTTGCCTACCAAAGACGTGCTTACGATACTTTTTCAATTAGAATTAGCAGGACAGGTAACGCGGGCAGCCGGGAATATGTATAAAAAAACGGAGCAAGCACCAGCACAACCGGAGGATACTGATGATACAAATACTGACAGCACAGCAACAACGCAAACACAAACAGAAGAACCTGAAGAAGATAGCGAAACGGAAACTGCGGGAACAACAGAAAATGAAGATATTACCCCGTTGCGAGAAGAAATAGAAGGTGACTATGTATCAACACCCTTTAAACCAGAATACCTCGGTAATCTTACAGACGAACAAATTGACAGTACCCGTGTAGAGTTAGAAGGTATGGGAAATCATTATACCGGATATTCCTTACTTGAAGGCGACCAACGTATAGGTGGAATAGAACATATAAGTAAACACACAGTCAAATTCGCGCAAGACGGAACAACGTTTACAGGGATTGGGCTTGTCGACGAAAGTAAAACAAAAGAAGTGCCAGAAAAGGTTATATTTTATGCCTATGATCCAAAACGGACAATAGATGAAGCGCAAGCATTATCAACAGCTGAAAATGTTCATTCTTTTGACGAACATGATTGGGGTGACGGAGAATGGAATGCATTTTATCCAACATTCAACACACTTGAGGAATTGTTGGCATACACGAATCGGACAGATCAAACACAAGACACACCGTCCGAAGAAACGGAAGTAGAAACACAAACGCCAGCAACACCTGAAGCCGAACCTACTCCCGAAGAAGCTGCGCGTGCAGAAGTAGATACGGAACGCGAAACGTTGCCTGAGTATGAAGGGGATCAAGACGTTATTCGTTGGCAACAATCCGACGGTTCGTGGGAAGAAACACCTGTTGTCTATAAACTGATAGAACACAGATCAGCCGTTGCATCACACAAACTTTCTGATAATCGTGTTTCGTTAGAACGTAACCCCGCATATAACTGGGATTTAGGAATACAAGGACGCGCCGAAGGGCGTTACGAGGAAATACAGGAACGCGCACGGGCTAATCAGTTCAATCCTAACCTGCCTTTAGAAAAAACACAAGGGATGGGACGCGGTACACCTACACTGCTTAATTCCTATGATGCTGTCGGTGGGAATCATCGCTTGATCTTATTGAAACTTATTTACTTGCGTGCTGGTGGAACAGCCGAAGCCTACCTACAAGCTCTCACAGAAAGATTACCTGAATTTGGCATAGATCCTGCCGTTTTAGAACAGTTTACTGAACCTGTATTAGTCCGGCAAGTTATTGGGGAAATCAGCGATCCGAAAGCGTTTGGTGAAGCTTCTAACACGCCTGACGCTGCACCGCGCACCGCCGAACATCAAGCTGTCCAAGATGCCGAATCATTGACATCAGATATTTTTGATGCGTTTAGTTTCGGAGAAACAGGTGGTAGTAATCGGAAAACAATCGCTGAAATGTTAGCAGATCCAACAGATCAAAATCTAACAGCATTTCTTGAATTTATAGACGAGCTGGATCAAGCAGAACGGTCACGATACCGACGCGGTAACACGCGTAAACTTGCCCCTAACGCAAGACACCTGTTTGAAAATGCTGTGCTTGCAAAAACCTTTACTTCAGAACGAGGGAAACTCATGTTTGAAGCAAAGGAGAATGGCACATTAGTCCCAACACAAAATACACGCGCTTTGATGATGATGCTGCCACATCTTGCAAAGTTTGATGCGTTGCTACAACTCTATCACCCGAATGTACAAGCACTCTCTATCTCTGATGATGTCGGCGCCGCACTACAATATCTTTCACACCTACGTGGTGAACCGAACAACTTTAAAATCGGACAAGCCGCCGCACATATAGATTCTATGTCGCCGGATGCTGACCCAACACTCACACCAGAATCTATCGTGCTGATGCGTACGTTCAATGGTATCAAAGACACCGGTCCCATCGCAAATGTCGTTATCAACTATGTTGCTAAAGCCATTGAAAACATCAAGGCGAGCGGTGTAAGTGTCGCTATACAAAAATCTTTGTTTAAAGGCACAAAGGAGTATATGGGTCCCAGCAAACTGGATATGCTCAACGAGGTTATTGAAGAAACGACAAAACCGAAAAAACAAACCCAAGAAACTACACAACCAAGTTTATTCGGAGATGAACAACAAACAACAGAAGAAAAATCCGAAGATGTCCAAGATGAAGAAGCTATAAAACAGCAGGCGATGTTAGATATGGGGCTTGATCCTGATGATATGCCTGATGATTTTGATCCAGAACAAGATATTGAAGATTTGGAATACTATGAAGAACTGGCTCGCGACCGAAACGATGAATTCTCGGACTACAAACGTAAATCACCAAACGCTAATTGGGAGCACGCTTATCCCAAAACAAAAACAGAACGTGCTGATGTCCGCAAAGAATATCGTCAGAAAATCAACACGATTATTCAAGAGACACCTACCTTACAACGTAAACCGCTTCAAGTTACCGACAGACAGATAAAGATGAACAAATACTTCCAACTCCGAGGACGGAATTTGCGTTCCGCTGCGGAAGGCGCGATCTTAGCACAATTCATTCGTAACCCACTTGTTGAAAGCACGCTTATTCTTCTGCGGAAATCTAATATAGTTGTTGGGGCTGAATGGTTTTCGCTCGGACAGTCAGATACAACAACTCCCGGTTCAATGGACGAAGTTGAACGACTTTTGGATGAAACAGGAGCTGATGATTTTATCCGGGTGCATAACCATACCAGTAAGATCGCAAAGTTCTCCGCAGATGACAAAGTAACAACACAGAAATGGAGAGATCGTTTTGGTAACAGACTCGCTGCAGAAGTTATCATCAATGAAGGCACTTATGCAACAAGTCAATTTGATAAGACTGGTGACGAGATGTGGTTAGAAGAACAAAAACTTGACCTACAGAACGGATTGCCTGAAGCTCCTTTTATTGGCTCGTTTCTAAAAACCCCTGATGGCTGGACAACCTTCATCATGACAGATGACGCTGGAAACATACGTTCTGTTGTAGAAAAACAGGGCTTTATGGATATGAATCGTCGCGATATATTGGGCACATTGGACGGATACCTTAACGCTGCACAAGCAACAAAGATGCATATATTTGTCGGTCGCGGTAATAATACCGATGGCATGGCAAACCTGCACAGTACCATTCGCGGTAAGCCTGAATTCGCATCTGCTTGGATAGACGGTATACCTTTAGAACAGAAACAGGTGTTAGGTTCAGATTTGCCACAAGGTGTCCAAGACCCTGTTTTACGCGACTATACAACAGCAGCCAACAGAGTTGCACCCGGTAGTTATTTTGTGCCACACGGCACAGAACCAGGAACAGTGAACCCTGATAAAATTGGGTTTTTTAGTCGACTAAGAAGTTTGTTTGACCCTGCTGCGTCTTTGAAAGCAAAACTGGATGGATACACACCGAAAATGAAATTGAACCTTGAACGCACACGTCGCGAGTATATGTCAGGATACCGCAATCTTGAAACGATGGGACCAGTTGGCGCGGAAATCAGAGAAATCGCAGAACACCTGCTCCGTCTACAGGAACAAGGCACTGCTCGAGACCTAAATACTCTTGAATCGCATCGCAAGGAATTAATTGATCTCGCCAAGCAACGAACGAAAGGGCAAAAAGGTGCTGCACGGGAGGCTGTATACTCGATGATTAGCGAACAGGTGTACCGTTTCATGGAGGAAAATACACCTATAGAGGACGCTGAAATTGCACAAATCGCTACAGGTTGGAAGGAAACTTGGCGGAAAATACTTAAAGCACATGATATTTATATGATGCAACTCCGAGAAAAAGTTGAAGCACTCGGTGAACAGCTGCTTGTTTATAGTACAAGTGGTAAAGAACCAAAACCGTGGACACCGATCTTGCCCGGACATAGATGGTTAGATGATTACAAAATGTTTATTCGGGATTCAGATGGCGCAACGCTTACCCTTGAACAAGCAATTGATGAAACATCTTATCTCTATATGCCGCATGTATATCCAAGATCACACTGGACAGAACTTATGAACCAAGTGGAAACAGGTGTGTTAGACAGATTGTTGGAAGCAGAACGTGACCCAGACATAGAAGAAGTCCCCGGCTTCATTATTCGTGATACGGATGATGGACGGATCTATGAGTTCACTCGCACAGGTGAAACCTATGATAGCAAACAAGCTGCTATCGCTGGGGCACGCGCGTTTTGGAATGCAAGCTACGCAATGGCACAGCAACAACTCGCAACGAAAGAATCTGACTTATTAGGTCGATTTGGTAGTCTTGAAATTGCACGAGAAACACATGATCGACTCTATAATCGTGATGTGATGACACTACTTGACCACACGGCTTTATTCTGGCGTAGGTTCGCTGAAATCAGTGTGTGGGGACAGCATGACCCGGCAACTGGAAAACATCCACGTCTACAAAAATATCTCTCAAGGCTTGAACAGACAACGCTTGATGCTGATGAACATGCCCTGAAAGTGTTGACGGACACCTTATTGTCGCACGAAATGTTTGAAAAGCTGCCGAGCTTCGTTGAAGGTGAAACACAAGCCTACCATATTTTGCGAAACTGGAAACACCCCGTCCGCGATCCACAGTATTGGGAAGATAAACCGCCACCACCACCTGACCATCCTGTTGACATTGAGAGAATGCAACGCGAAAACCCAGAAGGATGGACACCGGAGGTGCTTGAATCTCTACAGCGCATCGGACTGATTGAACAAAAAGGTGATGCCCAATGGACTATCAAAGGAGAAACGAAAGCTGCAAAAGATACCACATTTGTTAAGATCATGGTGCCGTTTTTTGAAACGAGACAACTCCGTGAACAAACATTGCGAAAAATTGTGCAAGGACTTGGACACTGGGATCAACTTGAGCCTGTTGATAGTCAATCCAACAAGTTTTGGCAACTTCTAAACTCAATGACAACAATGTTTACACTTGGATTCGGCAACGCAGCACAGAATATCGCAGAGGTACCGTGGTTGGCAGCAATGTCCGGTTCAAAACCTTTAATGATAGGTTTACAACGATTTAGCACTGACACTGAGTTTCGTCAAATGCTACCGCGCTTTGGGGCAACACTTAATAAAGCTCGTGATTACCTCGCACAAGGTGAGTTGCAAAACCGGTATATGTCTATGATAGGATTCACAACAACGGAGAAATGGTCGCGACTCATGGGAACAGCTGTCGGTTGGGAAACTGCTCGCGACGCTATACAAGCACACATTCAGAACCCAAACAAAAATACAATTTCACGATTACAGGAACTAAACATATCACCTGCTGCAGTACAACAGTATAACGAAGCTTTGACTAACAATGAAGCTCCATCTTTGGATGACCTTGTAAAAGAGGCTGAAAGACGTGTCCTTGATGGCGCAATGATGCTTGGTGGGTTACGTCCACCTGACACGCCAGCACCGACACATCCGATGGTTGATCTGATTGGTGATGAGATGGCAAAATCGGCAAGATATGTGTCAACACGCATTTTTAAAGGATATAACGCACTGTCTATGCCAAATTTTCTCACAAAGAAAAATCCGATGCTACGAACTTTTTTCAAATACAAAGCATGGAGCGCACAAATGCATCAATTTATTTGGGAGCAGATGCGATACGCTGCAAAACAAGCGAAAGCGGGAAATCTTAAGCCTGCTATGCGTCTCGCTATCGGTGCAGGCTTCATGATGGGTTCTGCTGCTGTGATGACTTCTGTGTTCAATGCACTGCGGGGACGCGAACGCGATGAAGATCGTAATCGCATTCTTGAAGCACTGGCACAATCACAAGCTGCTGGCGCAATATCAACTATTATTGAAATATCACAAATATCTGACCAAAACCCGTATCGTGCATCACAGATGATTAGCAGCTTCTTTAGCGCACCGGTGATCGGTATTACTTCACGTATTGCTGGTGAGTTATTTGCTGGTAAACCAAGGGCTGCTGCTACTGAATTCGGTTTACGATTCCCGTTTGTGCGCGAGATTCCACGCATACAGCAAATACGAGGTGAATAAATGAAAAACAGTTTACTTGGGGAAGAAAAGAAGGTTGAAGTCCCACAGCCGAGAAAACCAGTACTTTATATTCCAAAACTATGGACACCGAAACTGAACTTAAACGAAAATACGAACTCCGAGAAACACTCATCAAAGCCCAGAAAGCGAAGATACAAGAGTGGCAGAAAAAAGCGGAAGATGCAGAAGCACGGCTCAAAGCAATAGATATGCATTTCCGACATCTGAATTGGATTCAGAAACTTGTCGTGAGACTTTTTCGGATAGAGTTTTAGAACATGCAAGACAAATAGAGACGCATACCTTCAACCACCACCACCGAAGGTAGCATCTCCTTGCAGTTGAAACAGCAAGAAGCAAGGTAACCTCGCCAAAGGAAAGCACACCAAGTGGCATCGGTGTGTCCCTTGCCTGATTGCTGTTATTTCTGATTTTTGTTGATACCATCTTAAAAACATATTATAATACGTTACGATCTTCGTGCCGAAGCCAGCATTGCAAAGGGCAGCCCTCAAGCTGTCCTGCTGGTAGGCGAAACAAACGGAGAAACGGAGGACCCCAATGAATCAAGAAAAGTTTGAAGAACTCATATTAGATCAACTCTCCCAAATGAATGAGAGAATGTCGTCTATCGAAGGTAGATTATCATCGCTGGAGCAAGGCATGGCATGGGTGCGTGGCAAACTTGAAGGACGCGGCGAATTCTGGACAGATATAAAATCTTGGATTGCCATCTCTGTTGCTATCGCTGCCGTCGTGGTGGCTATCTGGAAATGAAAAGGGTGGTCAAAATTAACCACCTTGTTGTAGTTTAATAGATTGAACTGCCGATATATCCCATACACAGCCCGATGCACAATCCCAGAGGTAATACCAACGAAAATTTGGATGTAACCGTAGAGAATCGTGGTAGGGTGCTATGATGATACCTTGATAGTCTAAAGCAACTTTCTGCCATAAAATCGCAAGTGAACGAAGCACCGGCTCTTCGTAATACAACAAATACCTTTTGTTAAACTCATACATCTTTGCAACTGTATCTAATATCAATAAGTTCGCACACGATGCTAACTCCACATGATACTTGTAATTTAAAAGCTCACCTCCGTGACATTCTTGTTGCAAGTAGTCGCGCCAACTGCCATCATACTCTTGCTTGTCATTTTCCGGGGAAAACCAAAAACCATCAGGTTTCATGAAAGGACATAAGTGGTATTTACCATGCTTACGTTTTTCATCGTAGGTATCACCAAACACAATTTCTTGTTGGTTTAGGTTAATGATCGGTTTTTGTGAATAATGGTAGAATTCATTTTTCATATCTATAATTTTTCCAATACTTCAGGGTGAAATTGAATAACATCTACTCTATCCGCTATGGATTCCGCAAACCTTTTGTAATAGCCAGAAATTGTCTTGATAAGCCCTGAAACATCTCCTTCGTATAGCGGTATTACACAATCTTCAAAAAACTGGTCAACGTACTCAGCAACAAGCATCATGACACTGTCACGAGTAGATACATCGTCATCGGCGATCTTCTCACCAGCGAATAACTTCTCAAAAAAATTAACTTTTTCTATATCGATCAGAGCGACTACCTGTGGATCAAGTGACGTTATTTTTTCGCGAGCAACTGCACATAGCATACAATTGAGCGTGATGGACATGGCTGCAGTCATGCCAGGTGGTCTGTTTTGCCGATCACTAATAGTATGAATAATAACCCACGCTAACATAGAATTCGCATCGGTATCAGTGCAAGGTAACATCATATCCATGGGTGTTAGCACGCCATTGTAAAACGCATCTACAAGCATCAGTGAATACGGAATATAGATAAGTCTACCCTCATGATGCTCAATGTCTATATCGGATTCTTTATCCTCAAAAACAAACAGATATTCCCTGTTGTCTTTGTAAAAGAAAAGGTTGAGACCATGATCTTGTATTTCATATTTCTTTTGGATTGGGACTAACGCGTTCACTTCAACTCCTTTCAATTTTTGACAGATACTTCTCAACTGTCCGTTTATCAACTTTAACAATGTATGCTATATCGTCAAGATCATAGAACCCTTGATTCCACAACTCCTGGATTTTGTTAATTTGCTCGTCAGAGAGCTTCGTATCGCCCGCGGTAGTAAAAGTGAAGCCTGCTTCGCTCCGTTTGAATTTTACTTGAGATGGAAGCAGACCGTCACGTTCAGCGATAATTCTGATTAAGTTTCTGTCAACAGTTGCGTGGCTAATACCAATCTCATTAGCTATCTCTCTGAAACTCATTTCAAGATAACCTTCAGGGTTTTCGTCAACCCATTTTTTGAGTTTATCTTTTGCTTTCACTTATTTTTCCTCACAAGATTATAGATGATTCTGAAAATAACGACACCTAAAAACCGTTATTGAATCTCGTCATTACTCGTTTCGTCTTTTAGGTTATGGTATCCGCGCTTGAGAAGTTCTACCATCAGTTCTTCATCTGTTGCCCGACAAACTGGCGTGGTGTTCTCTGGTCCCGCTGCAATTGCTATCCGTTCCACATCCGACCGCAGCATACTATAGTCCACACCAAGATATTCGCGTGTGGTCACGATTGAAGCATGACCTAACGCCTCTTGCACTGCTACAATATCGCGACGCACATTGTAAAGACGCGTCGCGAAACTTTTTCGTAATGTGTGGGTATTTAGCCTTCCTGTAAGCCCTGCAGCTGCAAACGCATTCTTGAGTATGCGTTCAGCCTGCTTACGTTGGAAAGGTCGCTTATTTCCATCAGAATCGCTTTTGCGTGAAAGAAAGAGCGGATCAGAAGGCTTTATGCTACCTGTGTGCGTCTCTTGCCAAGCGACTAACATACCGATAGCATTCCGACCATCAAGGTTCAATGGAACACGACGCGCTTCCTCTTTGCCTTTGACAATCTCTTTCCGAAAATAGAAATCATCAATCGGTTTATCCCCTTTGAAATCCCAAACATCTCGGATTGTCAGAGACAACATCTCGGAGATACGTCCGCCTACAGATACACCAAGCAAAAAAAGTCCAGTATTGCGAACGCTATACATACCATCGGACGCACGTAATGCTTCGGTGACTTTTTCAATTTCCACATTTGAAAGTGGACGCATACCTTTACTCATTTATATCCTCCTTTGGTGTGATGATCGGAGTAACACCTGCTTGGCGAAGAACTTTCTCAATATGCGACATTTTACTTGTGAGAATTTCTCTCCCAGACTCGCCACCGTCATGTGTTAACGTACCGAAAACACAATTTTGCTTTAGACGTTCTTGCTTTAGACAGATAATCCGCAACTTCCAAGTTAACGGTGATACTTGATGAATGAACATAGAGACACCTTCAGGAAACCGCTTCCGAAGTTTTTGATGTTTCAACGTTCTTGCTATTCCTCTCATTGTTGTATCAGGGACATTCGCATGTCTCTGCCTCTCCTCCATATCGTTGCAATAATATCTGTTCAAGACCTTCGTTCCAATCATTGGCTGCTCTGATTCCCCAGTATGTATGTAATGCAAGGGTAATGGTTGTTTCCTGGAACATCTCACTGACTTCTTGGCGGATAAACTCTTTAATATCGTCCTCCGTAAGTTGTTTGACATAATGCTGTCTCAAGCCGTCCAAAGTCATATCTTCAGCACCAGATAACATTGAATTTGTAACCCGTTTTGTTTGTTCCTGCCAAAGTTCTAATATAGCAGGAACAGGATAATTCTTTTCGGTCAGAACGCTTACCAACCCTTGTGGAGAACGTCCAGCGAATTTGTCTGTTGACACACCATCGGGAAGTACCCAATAGTCTATGGTGATATACGGATAAACGGGTCCTTCACAAAAACCGAGTATAAACTCGTAGACGCAGTTTTTGCCTTCAACCTTGCCTTTCGTGATTTCTATTACTTGTTCTTCGTATTCATACATAGAATATCAGGGACGCTTGCACGCCCCTGCCTCATTGATTTATCGTTAGCCTCTCTATTTGACTTCTACGCCAACGGTGTGGCGTGTTTCTACACAGTAACCGACAACATAATCGTCCTTTAGTTCCTCCATTGAACGATACTCTTTGCCATTACCGTGAATAACATCTATTTTACCAGATTTTGTAATAACTGCGTTCCACGTTTCGCTCCATTCTTCAGCATCCTTTCCTTCAAAAGTTACATAGACATCAACCTCGCATGGAACAGGATCGTAAGTAAGTGGTGTGCCTTTTCTCTTTTGTCTTGACATAAATTCCTCCGTTAGGTAAATTGAGACTGGAGAAACTCTCCGTTAGGTGGAATTTCTCCGTTAGGTACAGGGTAGGACTATTGTCTTGCCCTGTTTGTATCTGTCCATCAGATACAAAATACGCAAGCAAGGAATTGAACCCTGCCTCGCGCACCAGCGTTGCGTTATGATTTTCTATGTTCCTTCAGTTTAACATCCCATTTTCTACCTGTCACAATGTCATATACTGTACATGCTGTATTCATAAAGCCAAACGATATTTTTAACCGATGTGATTTAGCAATATCCCACCATTTTTTCTTTGCATGTTCCATATCATCTGCGACAAACCACAAGCGATACTCAAATTTACGATAGTTCTCTCTAACTTCCTTACTCAATCCTGCCCGAAGTGATACGTTGAGAGTTGCTACAAAGACGCGTTTCCGCATGATGTGAGTTATAGCACAAAAAGAAATTTCAAATTCGTTTCCATCGTCATTTGATACCCAAACCCATATTGAGTTGTTATAGCGATCAACTTCAATCTCTGTTACATATCCCCGCCTACCATCATTACATACAACAAAATTGCCTTTATTAAGATCAGGTATAGCCATAATTTACCTCCGTTGGTGGTAATAGACGCGCCCAAATGGACGCGTCATGTTGTTAATTGCTGTATATCCGTACTGTTTCAGAAAAGAGAGTTTGATATTCTTCCTCCATTTCTTCAACCTGTTCCCATCGGCTTTCATATTTGTCCCAGTCATAATCCACGTGCTTATCTATAACAAGATTCATTTCATAAGCCATTTCGCAGAGCCTTGACATCCTGTCACGTAAATCATCGTGTTTTTCCGCTGTAGTTCTACCGCCAAACTCTAACTTCTGAAATATATCGCTTGCAGCAAGAAATAAAACCTTTGCCTCTTTTTCGGATAAGTGTTTTACTCTCTCGTGAGTTGTCCACAACACATCAAAAGTATGTGACGTTAGCATTGACCAACCAACTTTCATAGGTTCATCCGAGCCTTGTTCAAGTCGGTATGCTTTATACATTTTTTTACCCACCATCTTTGCCAAGCCCGCGTCAAACTTTCCAGAATCCGCAGCAGCACGACAATTTTCCCAGTCTCCGTTCCATTCAAAAGTGCGTAATTTCATTATTACATCTCCGTTAGGTGTGGACGCGGCATAGCCGCGCCCTATTATTTTAGCTGTAATTCTTGCTCTCTGATTCACGTTCCCAGATAACTTTGTCCTCGTGAGTCACTTTAGCAATTTTATCGGTGACATAGATGCGTTCATAGAAATCCCACGTCTCTTTGTCCCCTTCAAGTATACGCTTTGCCATGAAACCGCTAACCTTATCAATCCATTCCTTGCCGTCTTTATCGGTGAGAGTAAATTTCACACGTTCATAAACAATATATGGCTCTAATGTGAAAGTTGATGTATCAACGTTCTCACCTGCATCAAACGCATGCATGAATGCTATCGCAGCATCGCAGAGTATAGCTAATCTAAAACCACCTGGCTTTGGAGACAAATACTTATGGCAAAGCATTTCACCACAATCGTCCCCCGTGACGCGTTTGTAGGCTTCCACAATGGGACCGCCCTGTTTTGTATCATACCAAGCAGTTTTACGGCTTTCTCGCCCTTTGTCAATGTCCACTTGTGTGACTTCCAACGTTAATGGCTCTGGTATCAATGAAAGCAAACCAAGATATTGCAACACTAATGCTGCGTCCTCATCTTCCTCTGCCCATCGCTTTGTCCCTGTAAACGGTTCATAACTTTCTGGTAGTTGTGCAATCCGTTCATCAGATAACCAGAGACCTCCATGACCAGGGGTTGAAACACTTATGATGCCTTCCGCGATCTTGGTATACTCGTTGATACTTCCCCACGGTGTAGACATACCTTTGTGAAACGTGTTTTGAGTATTCATAAATTTCTCCGTTAGGTTTTAGGCGGCTCCGTAGGACAGATACCTATTATTTCGTTAAGCCTTTACTTCTGCCCAGACGCGGTTTCAAACCGCGCCATATTGTTATTCTAAAGACATCGGACCCATTACACTAATAAAATCATCCGTATCCGATGATTTGAAAAGGATTGCTGTTTCAGCATCTCCAAACTCAATCACCAACGACTCTCCATCAACACGGAATAAAATTTCAAGTAATGCACGCGCGTTAAGACCAATACGCACCGAACCCGAACCCGAACACGCAACCCACTCGGTTGAACTACCCTCATCATCCTCACACGAGAGATGTATTTTACCCGATTCAATCTCTAAAATGACAAGGAACGTCTTATCACATGCAAACACAGATACACGTTTGAGTGCTTCCGTAAAATCGGATTTAGAGACGGTAACGCTATATTCATGTGTCAATAGTTCTATCTCTTCCTCCAATATTGGTGTAGTGAGCCAATATTTTTTCGGAATAATCTCCCAATAGAGCAAATACTCTCCCGTTATCAAGCGACTTGTCAGCGTAACATGGTTAGACACAAAACTTATCAGATTATTGCCAACAGTGACAGCTATATCAGAGTCTAAATGCTTCAAAGTTTTTTGTAGTTCCTTTGCAGCTTGAAGTGGAATAATAAATTTTGGTGTTTGGACAGGACATGCAACCCTTGCCAAGATGTTCATATTCGTTGCAACCGCTTCGTGCTGATTAAAGAAAATCGCATTGAGTTGGTATCTAAAGCCTTCTTTAGACGCTGCAAATTCCGTTTGACGCAGCACATTTTGTAACTCGCTACATGCTATCGTAAAGGTTTTCCCTTCTACTTCTACTCGCTCTGGATAATCATCCGCATTCAAACCGACCATGTGATAGGTATCAACACCACAAGTAATTTTTAGCTTATTAATAATTATCGTCCCGTCCTTGTTCTTATTCCCGTAAGCTTCAAAATCAATCGGTTTGTCCGTTGGCAGTTCCTTCACTAATTCCAATAAACGCTTGGCAGGTACCGCGATCATTCCGTCCTTTTCAATGATCGCTGGTGTCTCTACTTTTACCGCTATTTCCAAGTCGTTACCCGTGATTTCAACCACTCCAGCCTCTCCACAAATCATAACACAAGAGAGAATGGATAACGTATCCGACCCACCGCAAGCACCGTTAACAAGATTCAGTGCATGCAGTAGATCCGATTTTTCAAAAGTTATTTTCATGTCATTTCTCCATTAGGTAGTGGACGCGACCAACAGATCGCGTCCGTGTTAGATTAGGATTTCATAAATTGTGCATAGTGTGCCGTTATCTGCTTGCACATACTACTGTCCATTTTCAAGTATGCCGAATCATCGCCATAGTTGCCAATCAGTAATTCCTTTCGTGTATCCAACACGATAAAAGGAATTCACGAGGTAAGTGTCAATAAAACGCCTTTCACCTCTTTTGTGGATAGATCTACGATAGCCTCTGCATCAAGGATCTCGTCACCGATGAAATAATCAAACGTTTCTCGTTGATAGTTTCGCATCATTACCAGAGCATCGTGACGCTGGTTTGCTTGATTCTCAATAAGTAGCAAGTCCAAAACACGATGAATATAATCATCACCGATTACCCATGCGCGCCACTGGTCGTCACGTTGATGCAAATCTTTGTTCGGTAGCAATTCAGAGATTATCCACTCATCAAGTGCCAATGCACGTCCGCCTCTATCTCCACCGATAACAACCTCCGTGACCCCATGCTTCAACTCTTTAGAAACTTCTATATTGCCGCGTATTGGATAATAAGAGACACGCGCACCTACATGCACACATTCTTTTTGAGGTAAAAAGGAATTGAAGTTGTGAATATAGACGCGTTCATTTTCTCGCAATCGTGGACGGTATGTTAATCCCTCTTTTGTTTCCGTGCCACACACATAACGTACGCGTTTGAGGTCATCACGATTCTGCATTACGTTCATAATTACGTCCGCCTCGCCCTTTTCTTTGACTGGACGTGCAACGTATGTTCGGTAGTCTCCGAAGTCTGCCGTGCAAACGACAAAACCCCACGTCGCCCTCTTTTCGCGTTCGTTCCGCTCGTCTTGAATGTCATAAGTCATGGTTATTTCTCCGTTAGGTATAAGTTGGACGCGCCCAACGACGCGCCCATTGGTTGTTTAATACTCATCTGCTAACATGATTGTAAGCAAGCGATAAGCATTTATAAAATCTTCTTCATTTTCCCCAAAGTTTGAATCTGGGTTGCAATCCATTTTCGCATCTTCAAAATAATCTATCTTCCAGAATACTTTGGGAATTCCTTCAAGTTCAACGATTCCGAATTCGTGTTCTCCGTGTGGATCATTGTCCTCGTTGAAGTTATCATAATTCTTGACTGCCAATAAAACTTGAGCCTTTGCTTCTACTGGTAGATCATGCACGCCACGCGTGACCGAACACATGCCACCTTCTGGTGTAAATAGCCCTTGCCTTAGCGCGTCATTTTTCGCTTGTATCTGTGCAGTCACTTCATTCATTGAGTATCTCCGTTAGGTAATGGACGCGATCATTAGACCGCGCCCGTGTTGTTACCAATCAATGACCGAACCAATGACGGTTGTGATGGGTTTCATGTTCTGAAGTCTAACACGTAGATTCGTGAATTCATCACGTGCCGCAACGTGCAATATGCACCTATTTAACCGACTATTTAAGTGAAACTTCATTTCGTAATATTCCCTTATTGTTTCCGTGAATACCACGTCACCAATTTCCAATTTTCCGTTAATTTCTATTTTTGCGTGACGTTTGATGTCTACACCTATTGCATGATCGGATATTCCGTGATTCAGTACAGTGATCTCGTGACCGTGTATTGATACCATGTTACCTCTCCGTTAGGTAATACAGCCTTTTGACCGTCACCCGATGCTTTGGGAATAGTCAACCGACCGCTTTTATTTACTTGTCAATGAACTATACAATTACTGGTTAATTGTGTGTTCCTTGCCTCTCCAAGACATTTTTTAATCTTCAGAAAGTCAAGTATAATCAAGGTTTATCAACGATTGATATATCTTTTATATCTTTAGGTATATCTATGTAAAACACTTGGATTATAGTATATCATAGCGTATCACATAACGGATATTTTGTCAAGTGTTTTCGTTGTTTGGATGGTGTTTTGATGTGTTTCTGGTGTTTTGAATGACCTAAAAGTGTCCTTTTGTGTCATTCAATCACGAGATCAACGAAAATATACCAATCTGGATGCACGACGACAAGATCAGACGACCGCGCCAGTCAGAAATCAACTACATCAGATTTTTACAAGGCAAGAGGGGGTATAGGGGCTTTTAGGACACACAAACCTATACAGGGCGTAGTGCCACGACTAATCACACACACGAAAAATAATATAAAAAAATAATTTTGGGGAGAGAAAGGTTGATAATTCAGACGGAGACTACATACGCATAGGATAGCATATCGTATACATAGCGTATAATTCGGAATTTTGAGGCAATTCCCGATTGTGAGACGAAAAAAAACTTTGCTGTCTCAATCGGTTAACAATAGGTAAATTGAAAATAGAATAGGATTATGCCGAATTTGTACACAGAAAATACACCGAAATGTTAAAAACATAACGCCTGTTTCCTGTTTCTATGATACAATCTTTTATACTAAATAAACTCACTGGAATTAACCGATTATGATAGAAAACACAATACTTGCTTCAGCAATTACCGGTATATTTATATTTGCAATTATGCCTGATAAACCTGTGGCATACAAACTTGCTCTTACTATTGGGATGGTTTATTTTGGTGGTATTCTCTTTTTTTCTATTCACGGTATTATCGGAAAGTATGCTGTCCCCGCTTCAGTTTTACTTTGGATTTTCTATATATTTGAATAATATAAACTCAATGGACTATTTAGCAGATAAAAACATTCAGACGACAGCAAATATAATCTGTTTAGGAGACCAATTTACATACTATGAAAAATCGCAGTTTGGCGTTCAAGTAAAGTGCAAGAACCTAATAACAGGAGAAGAACTCTTAGATGAAATCGTCATAGACCCCAAAAAAACAAGCAGAGAAGATGCTGAGGAGATATTACTTACAATCCTATCTGAAATAGAAAAAATAAAAAAAGAATCAAAACCAAGTTGATTACCGATATTAAACCCTAAATGCTCCGAATAAAAATAACACATAGACCGATTATTACAACTATGAACAGGAGAAATACTAACATGAATACTATTCTTTTGCTTTCCTGTCTCTTTCGAGTTGAAGTCGGAATTCCTTCCAGTTTTTTGGCTCTATTTGGTATCCGACAAGTTCGATAAGATGTTTTCCAACGGTAACGCGGTGGTAACCTGTTATTTCGGCGATTTCTGTGTTGGTTTTTCCCTCATTATGTAGGCTTACAAACTTTTTCTTCATTTCTTCTGTGACCCATCGCATTGGCTTATTCTCTCCTTATACATTGTCCTCATCGCACTCTTGGCAAACTTGATTGAGCGGGAATAATGCGATGATAGAAACCTGACAAATGCCTTCCGTATTTTTTCGCAACCGATTTTCCAACTTTTCCAAATGGTCGCGACACACAACAAACGGTTTCCCGTATTCCGATACTTCCATGTTATAGATCTGCACCAGAACTGGATCAAACAACTTTTCAAGATCAAGATTGTCCATTATGATTGTTTAACCTCTTTGGGATGGACTCATCACAAGCCGGACAGATGTTGAGTGGTAGATTTTCAGTTTCAAACCCATCCGGAATGCTGTGTTTATCCATAAAACGTAAGTGCTCATCAAAGGTCGTCATCGTGCTACCGTCAGACATCAGGAATGCTATCCGATTACAATCAGAACAACGATAATACCCTTCAGATAATATCGTAACCTCTTCCTCAAGATTATCAAGCAAATCATTACTCGAGAACTGGTCATCTGTAATAACAACATCCGGGTTGACAGATTCCGCATCTGCCCAGACATGCTTCCTAAATGCAATAAGCTCTTCTATAAAGAAACCGAGTATCTCAGGTTTTTTGAATCGCAATGCAAAAACAGCCTCATCATAGTCTTTTATCCGCATGAGAACGTGGACTTGGGTTGCCGGGTCTTGTGCTTTGTCATCAGGATGATATTCAACGATACTTATAGCGTCCATTACATAAGTAGCGAATGTCGCAGATTTGGGTTCTGAAGTGCGCGTGATTTTAGCGTTGGGTGGTTCAATTCTTTTATTTCTACGTTTGCGTTTGTTCATGTGTCTCCTTACATATTTTCCGATAAGACCGCTTAGCAAGATACTTTAATCGTTTCTCCAAATCATTATTTGATCGGTCTGTTTGCATCTTTGGACTATCTCACTGATTTCATCTCGACTTGCTGTCTGGGCATGAATGTGGATGTCTCGATTTCCCTGCGGACGCTTTTTGAGCTTCTTCACGATGGATATTAGAATGTTTTCCCCTTGAGAACGAGGAATGGTATTTTCATAAACAAGAATAGCACGTTGATATCCAAGATCCTCGTTGCTCATCTTATCAACAACCAAATCTATAAACTTTGGAATGTTGTCAGACGCTGTTACACAAAACGCAACTGCCTTTGCGTCTTTTGGCACATGTGAAAGAATCGTTTGTGTGTCATGTGATTGCATGAATATCTCCAATACTCATTCAGATTGACGACTGTGTAGCGGAGTGCTAATTTCAGCTACATTAAATAACGCATGTCGTAACTTTCAATGATATACTTATCACGAATTGGAAAGTGACCTTTATCTGAAATCTCCATTCTAATTTGGTCAGGAATTCCTTCATCAAATTTATCCATCATATAGTGAATTACTGCGTCTTGCTGTTCTTCTGTTAATGCATTCCAGTCAACAAGGAACACACTTTCAAGTGAACCGCGTAAGCTCGCATTAACCGGGGTTTGTTGTATCAAGGGAACACACCCATCAGTAAATATGTATCCCAGTTTCTTTTTACCATCATAAGTTAGTAAACGTTGACATTTTGCAGGCATAAAGATATATCAGGGAGTGTTGCCACGCCCCTGTCCTATATTATTCAGATTCCTCAATCACCCTAAGCAGAAAAAAATAACCAACACCCCGACCATGCGCAGAACGCAGCTCAACTTTATTGCGTTCCGAAAGAATACCCAACAGAATATGAAAAGTAAACTCATCAATATACTTGAGACGCTTCCCAGATTCCGATGGAATCTCTCTGACACGCTTGTATACCGTGTCAACCGCAATAAGATCCTCATTTCCAACATTATATTCAGGGGCTATACCATCATCACCAGACAAAAGATCATACAAGTCATCCGCCATCAGATTCAAAGCTTCTTGGGAATATATCAAAATGTTTACTCCAAATTAATTTTTAAAACAAAAACGTAATACTTCATTTTTTAGGAAAAAATAATGAAGATTAAAATCTGAAAACTTATTAAATCCAGTGAAATTAAGGAAGGTACGCTCTAATTCCAAACACCTTTAATGCCAACCAATAAAACACAATTTAAGTAAACAATATATGTTACCCTGCAATCTTTATAAATCACATGTGGCATTGTGGTTATGCTACCAACCTTTTTCTTGATTTTCCATGAACATTGATGAACACTGGATTCATAAGCCATAATTTTTTACTTTTTTCACGTACCAATTCTTGGTTAACCAATTTCAATTAGCACGCGCGGAACAAATTTTAATTCAATAAGGCTAATCTCAAGTCGCTAAGAGCATCAGAAAACTCTTCCGAAGCATAGGCTGACATATAATCATTAAAATCACAGTGGATCGTAACATTAACCTTATACAACTCCTGCATACTACTATCCCGCCACTTCCCAAACTCATCCTTCCTCAATACATGAAAATTGTCCTTATGAAAACACCAACGCCTATTATAACTATAATACCAATCACCTATCCTCGGCAAAGGCTTTTTTCCCTTATCCTCCGCACGATCCTTACGCTTTGGATACGGCTTAGGGAAAATACGGAAAATACTCGCACGAAACTTGGCTGAAATACGCTCCAATAAACCAGACGCTTCCAAACTCCTAAATGAATTACATATCGTTTGACCACTCAGCCTAAGACGATCATTCGCCATATTAACCGTCATCAGAACTTCACCCGTACTCCAGTCCGATGAAACTTTATTGACCATCCACTGCACAAACTCACGCCAACTAATCTCACCCTTAGATAATAACGATGATCCAGAACCCTTACCACGAGGAACAGCACACTTCAAAGGACGATTATCTTTATCTAATGGAACTTCATCCGGTAAACACTTGTGGTGAATAACACGATAAATATTCGCTCCATCACTCAGACGATTACCCACAATCTCTAAAAAACCCGCATCAATCAAATGACGAACAGCACGCTTCACTTGCGATGAATGATTCACATTCAATAAATCTGTCAAAACACGATACGGTAAACCGTGAGATATACCGGTATCCCAATTGCTATGCTCATTGATCATCCAGTAAACAGCACGATCAAACTCATTCAAACGATGACACGATAAATCGAATATGCTAAAAGCACCACACGGCACCTGCATCGTCGATTCTTGGATTTTAGAGTCGTCTAAATGATCAGAATTTGGGGAGAATAAAGGGAGTTGAGAAGATGAATTTGAATCGATTATAC